TCAAGGTATATGCGTTGCGTTCCTAAATCAGAAGCAAAATTTAATTGCGTATCGGTAGACTTGCTGCCAGAACCAAGGTTGGCGTTACCAGTCGTCGCAAAATTAGTCCCATCAAACGTCAGCGCACTCCCGCTCGTCGCCACCTTACTGCCGTTGAGGTACAGGACGCCGTTGGCGGTGCCGCCGGAGAGGGTGAGGTCGGAGGACAGCGTTAGCGCCGCTGCGCCAATAGTGCCCGTCAGCGTCGGGCTGGCCGACAGCACGTTGTTGCCCGTGCCGGTGTTGGTCACCGAGACCACCGCCTTGCTCGCGTTCAAGGCCAGCGCGGTTGAGGCCGTCAGCGCCGACAGCGTGGTGGTGCCTGCCACCGTGAGGGCCGAAGGGTTGGTGCCCAGTTCCACCACGGAGCCGCCCGAGTCCTTGGTGAACAGGCGCTTGTCGGCGGTGTTGACGGCCAACTCCGCGCCGTTGGCGCTGTTGGTCAGATTGCCCGCGCTGGGCAGGCTGGTGGCAGTGTTGCTCGCGTAGAGCAGGATGGGGGTGAAGCCGGATTGTGCCATAGCGTGTTACCTCAGATTTTCCAGTTTGTACAGCGTGCGCAGGTGCAGCGCCACCAGCTCGTCCAGGATGTTCTCCAACGCGGGCACCCCGCGGGCGATCTCGCCCCGGTGTTCCGTTATCCACAGCATGTCCTTGCGCATGGACTCGGTGGCGTCCTCGGCGGGCTCTTTAACCGCCACGCCGAACGCGCCCTGGTACGCCTCGACGTACTTGTCCAGCTGGGTGATGAGTTCTTCATAGAACTCGCCCAGTGCCTCGTGTCGCGCAAACGAGCCCGCGCCCGTTGCGCTCCAGTGCGCCAGGTGCGCGGTGTTGCGCAGCTTGAACCCGCGCTCAATCAGTTTGTCAATCATCTCAGAACACTCCTCCGCCAATACCGCCCGTGGCGGTGAGCACCCCCGTCGAGGGGTTGAACGTCAACTTGGTCGAGCTCACCTTCTGCGGTAAGTTGCCAGTGTTGGCTGTGACCCAGGTCGGGTACACGGTCGCCGCGGCGCTTGTGTCGTCGGTGATGCCGGTGTTCACTGCGTTGGTTGCCGTGCCAACAGTGACTGATGATGGAGAAGTCCATTCCGGGGCCGAGTTCAAAACAGTGAGAAGGCTACCGTTGCTCCCGATTGATCTTGTAGCCAAAGAACTTGTGCCTGTAGCGAACAAAATGTCGCCAGACACATAAGACGTAATTCCTGTGCCGCCGGCGCTTGGCATGACATAAGACCATTCCGGCTGCGCATTGCCCGCAACAAGCACAAGACCGGAAGCGCCTATCGCTTTTTTGGACAAAGTTGTCGCGCCGCTTGCATACAAAATGTCGCCCGCGGTGTAGCTGCTCAGCCCCGTGCCGCCGTTGGTGGTGATGAGCGTGCCGGCCACCGTGATTGCGCCCTGCGTCGCCGTGCTGGGCGTCAGCCCCGTGGTGCCGAAGCTCAGCGACGTGACCGCCACGCTGGTGGCCGCCGACCAGCTGGGTGCCGCGCCGGTGTTGCCCACTAGCATCTGCCCGGTGGTGCCAGCCGCCGTCACCTGCAGAGCGCTGGCGGTGTTGCCGTACACCACGCCGTTAGCGGTGAACGCGCTGGCTCCGGTGCCGCCGCGAGCCACCGACAGCTGGCCCGTCCAGCCCAACGTGAGCGAGGCCGCAGCGAGCAGCGCGGTGCTCGGCGCGCCGCCCAGCGTGAGCGTGACGTTGGTGTCGTCCACCTTGCTCAGCGCGGCCCCAGTGACCCACTCTGGCGCCGTGGCCCCGGCGTTGACCTTAAGCACCTGCAGCCCCGAGCCGATGCCGAGGAACGTCGTAGCCCCCGCGCCAGACTGGTAAGGCAGCGAGCCCGCCGCCCCGCCGGCGAGGTTGGTCGCCGTGCCCACCGCCAAAGCCGACTGCGCGGCGTTCTCCCAGCGTTGCTGGGGGCCGTCATAGACGATGACGTCGCCGTTGGTCAACGTGCTGAACTGCACGTTTCCATCAGTGCCCCCCAAAACCGACCCGTAGGTAGGTCTGACAAACAAAATGCCGTTGGACGTGCCGACGTTGACCACCGCGGCCATCAACACAATCGCGTTGGGAACCGTTGGTTTGATCTTGGTCAGCCCGCCAGTCACCGCGGGGTTATAATACAGTTCGTCGCCCTGCACCCAAGTTTCAGCGCCGCCCGTGGTGTTCAGGTTTTTGACCTCGCCAAAAGCCACCACGAAAATCCAGTCGTTGTTGTTGCCAGATTCGGCTGCTAACCCCAAAACATACTGCGCCTGGTCTTTCGTCAGGCCCGTAGCTGGTGCTGCGGTCAGACCACCGGATGACCCCAAAGTACCGGTGAACATCACCACCTGGCCTTTGGTAACCGCTGACGAACACTTGACGCGGTAAAACTGTTCTTCGCCGATCTTCTGCACCACGTTGCCATTCATCTGGAAGGCAAGGGTCTGGAATTGGTCGGTGTAGTCGTAGTACAGGCGCCCCGTGGCGTCAGAGGGCAGCGGGTTCTGCGTGGTGTTGAATTCGATGTAGAGCGGGCTGTCAATGCCAGCCGGAATCACGACCTCACCCGTGCCGTTGGGGTCGAGGGTGATGTTGCCGTTGGTGTTGGTGCTGCTCAGCGTGTTGCCGTCCAGCCGCAAGTTGTCCACGTTGAGCAGCGTGGACACCGTGACCGCGCCGGTTGAGTCAGCGATGCTGGCTGCGACCGTGCCGTCCTTAGCCTTGAGGTTCGTCACCTCCAAGTTGGTCGTGTCCACCGTGGTGGCGTTGACGTCAGTAGCGTTGGCGGTGGTGAACGTGCCCGCGGCCGGCACGCTGCCGCCAATCACCGTGCTGTCAACGGTGCTGCCGGTGATGGTGGCGGAGGTTAGCGTCTTGCCGGTCAGCGTGGTCGGCACGTCCGCGTTGACCAGGGCGCGGAACGTCGGGTCAGCCGCACTGCCGGCGGCCGGGCCCGCAAACACCGTGTTCGCCAACTGCGGCGACACCACCAGCGCCGAGCCCCACGTGGGCGCCCCGGTGCCGCCCGACACGAGCACCTGCCCCAGGTTGCCGGCGGGGCCGATGTACAACCCGTCACCCCCGCTCCAAACTACCGCACCCGCATTTGGCACCAGCGACCGGGCAGTGCCGCCCTGGTCCAGCGGCAGAATACCGTCAACCTGAGTCTGGTCAGCCAGGTCCACCGCCGGGTGCCGGTGATCGGCGCGGGACAACGTGATGGCCACACCCGCCGAGCCAGTGCCGCTGAGCGCCAGCGGGGTCGCGCTGCTGAAGTCAGCCCCCAGCGTGACGTTGGTGTTCAACGCGCCGCCGCCCGTCAAGCCCGGCCCGGCAATAACCTGCCGGCTTTCAGGCACGTAGCCCGACACCGTCACCGCGGCCGAGGTAGCCGCCATGACTCGGCCCGTAGCGTCCACGGTCAGCACCGGCACCTGCGTGCTGCTGCCGTAGGTGCCAGGCGTGACGCCCGAGCTCGCGAGCTGGGTGGTGCCGATGCCGCCCGGGGCCACGCTCAGCGTGACGTTGCTGCTCAGCTGGCCGCCACCCTGCAGCCCCGTGCCCGCAATCACCTGCCGCGTGGTGGGCACCCCGGCCACCTGCAGCAGGTCGCCGGCGTAAATCTTGTACGACACCCCGTTCAGCGTGTACAGCAGCAAACCCTGCGCCGAAGCCTCCGGCGCGAACGGCAGCTGCGTGACGGTGGACGGGATGAGGTTGCTTGGTACCTGGGCCATGGCGCTCAGTCAATGACGAACAGGAACCGCTGGCCGTCTTCCGACACGATGAACTGGGTGCCGTCCTGCGTGATGAGACCCGAGGGGTGCGTGTTCAGCGGCGTGTCGGGCCGGTTGAATGGCAGCACGATCTGGTCCTCAGCGCGAGGCGCGAGCCGGTACGGGTCGTAGTCGTCCGAGTCCTCTCGGCAGACCATCAAGTTGGGGTAGTTGGGGTCAGGCGTGAGCTCGGCTAGGCGCATTTTGCGCGAGCACCGGCCGCAGATGCCCAGGCCAAACGTGGACTCGCCCGCCGGGTCAATAAAAACGCTCATTTGGTGTAGTACCCGATGCGCGGCTGGATGAACGTCGGCGAGCCGTCGTTGTCACCGTCCCAGGCGCGCTGCAGCGAGGCCGCCGCCCGCTGCTCCAGCACGGGCACCAGCCCAGCGTCCACCTGCGGCGACTCGGCCGCCACCCGGGCCGCAAGCCCGTTGACTATCGCCTCCAGCCAGCGCTGCGGCACGTTCACGTCCTGGCGCAAGTTGGCGGTGTCCATGATGTGCCGATGGCGCCAGACGATGAGCTGCTGGTGCTCGGCGGCGCGGTTGGGCGCGGGCCACAGGTGCATGACCGGGCGGTTGATGTCGCGCTGGAACCAGTAAGTCAGCGGCCGCCCGAGGAACACCTTGTTGTTCTGCGCCACGTAGGTGTCGCGGTTGAGCACCCCCATCGGGATTTCCTGCGGCATCGTGCCCAGGTACACCTCGCTCGCCAGCCAAGGCGACGTGGTCGTGAAGCGGAAGTAGCGGTGCGGCTTGGCCGGAAAGATGTCGGTCCACGTCCACTCGCCCGCACTTGCCGCTGTGGTCTGCGTGCCTACCGTGGTCCACACCAAGTCGTCGTCCGACACTTGGAACGTCAACGTCACGGCCGCCGCCAGCCACTTGACACCCACCGTGTTCACCGTGGCCTCGCTGCCGTCCGCGTCAGCAAAGTCCACCTTGTACAGCGTGGTGGTGATGGTGGTGTTGTCAACGCCGGGGTCAAGCTCCTGCAGCGTGCGCAGGTTGGCGTTCAGCACCTCCACCGTGCCCAGGTCCAGCTCAACCTCGGGCTGGCCCTCGTAGAACGGGTAAATCTGCTCCTCAATGCACCAGCTGGGGGTTTTGATGCTCGCTAGGTCGCTGAGCAGCAAGTACAGCGACTCCAGCGCGTAGGTCTGCATCTCAGCGGTGATGCTCTGCGCGGGCAGGCGGCAGCGCCGAAAAGCATGGTCGACCACCTTCAACGCATTGAAGGAGGTCTCACTAATGGTGCCAGAAAACGCCATATCAACTCCGGTGTGCAACCCGGTCTCGCTATGGCTGCGCTGGTGCAGCGCGCCCCTGGTCAGGGTGCGTGAATTTTAGCCCCACGCGGTGCCGGGCAGCAAGGCTGCTCTCAGCGCTTGCCCGCTTTGCGGGCCTCGCTCAGGGCGATGGCCACGGCTTGCTTGCGGTTGGTGACCGTGGGGCCCGACTTGCTGCCGCTGTGCAACTCACCTGCCTTGTACTCGCCCATGACCTTGCCCACCTTAGCGGCGCCCGCCTTGGATACCGCTCCACCAACCTTGAAGCCGGCCCGCACATTGGGCACCGGACTGTCAACCATCTTGCGGTTGATGACGGCCGGCGCGCCGCCGCGCAGCGTGGCCTCGGGCGCTGGGGAGCGCTGGGTCTTGCCCGGGGCGGCGGGATGCGCACCCGAGACCGAACCCCCGCGGGCGTAGCCCTTGACGTAAGTCTTCTCAGGCCCGAAGTCGAACTCTTTGACGTAGGTGCAACCCATGATGCGTGCTCCCGGTTTACGCCGTGGCGTAGGTCTTGATGGCCTCGATGACTATTGTGTAGCGGTCGCCAGCGGCGGCCCCCACCGTGCTGAACAGCACGTCGCCGGTCTTGCCCGCGCCCGCGTTGTTCGGCAGCCCGCCAAACGAGCTGTAGTCCATCAGGTAGAACTGGTTCTCAGGAATCGTCTCGCAGAGCAAGTCCGTAGACGCATCCCACAAAATGTCCACCCCCATGCCCCAGGTCTGCACCCAGAGCTTGTTGATCTTCACCCCATTGCAGGCCAACCCCGCAGCGTTCGGGTTCAGCGCTGAGACGTCAATCTTGACGACCCCGCTCTCGCCCGTGCTGTCGCTGATGTTGGTGAACTTGCCGATGAACAGCCGCTCACCGTCAAGAATTGTCTGTGACGTTACTGCGTCAGCCATGTTGCTGCTCCTCGGCCGCCGGGGGCTCCGGCGCCGCTAGTCGGTTTATCAGCATTCCATACGCCTCGATCGTGCCCTGGGCCTTGAGCATGAAGGCTTGCGCCTTCTGCATCTCGGCCTCTAGGTCACGAATCTCGGCGCGGAGGAACTCCTCAGTGATTTGCATCAGGGAGTGAAGGTTGCGTAAGCGGGAACGTAGTAGTCCGTGCCACCCACGCGCACCTTGATCGCCTTGGAAACTGTGGTGACCGCGCTTGCCGCGGGGGCAATGGTCGCGGCGGGGCCGGTCTCAATGTTCAGCAGGTTCTGCACCTCGCCCGTCTGTGAGCCGCTGTCGGTGACGCGGATGAACGCCGAAGCCGCCCCCAGCGTCACGTTGGAGCTGTAGTCGGTGTCCAGCTGCAGCACGGCCAGCGTGCCGCCCGGGGTAGTGGCCGAGCCGCCCAGCGTGGCGCGAATCGCGTTTGCCGCACCGGAAATGCTACCCCCGGTGTTGATTGAGGTGGAAATGTGGGCTCCGTTAATGGTGCCGCCGGCGGCTGCGCCTGCCCCGCTAACCACCGAGAAAGCTCGCAGCGTCTCACCTGAGCCGGTCGAGGTGAACGCCAAGCGGCTGTAGTTCAGGCGCGTGTCGCCGGTGGCAGCTGACGTCGTGCCGTAGGAGCTGGAGATGTTGCCCGCGGCGGTGACCGCAATGGGCGCGGCGGAGGTGCCGCCAACGAACCCGTTCAGCGATGCGACCGGGCCGGTGAAGGTAGTGGTAGCCATTGTTCAGTTCCTCTCATGCGAGATCGGCAGCGCAGTCTGCATGACGTCAGCCGGGGGCTGTCTGCGCTGCCGGGGGGTTCCCCGGAGGAGCGGCGGGCTTCTGACCCACCGCCCCGTGCACCGGACGCGGATTAGACGCCCGGAGTCCCGTACACGCCGCGCGGGTCGGTCCAGCCGAGCACATAACGCTCGGTGGCCTTGTAGCGCATGCTGTCCGTTTCGAAGTCGCCTTCCATGGACTTCTCCAACCCACGACGCATCATGAGCTTGAGGCCCTCGGGGGCGTCGGTCTGCACCCACCAGGCGGTGGTCGACGTGATACGCGACAGGTTGGCTTGACCCTCGGCCAGCAGCCCCATCGACTTGACGGGGTTGATGTCGTTGTCAGCCGTGCCGGTGCGCAGCGCGCTCTTGAGCAGCACTTCGGCCTGGAACACGTTGGACGGGCCGGTGACGATCTTGCGCGGGGTGAGCCGGATGCGCTTGCCGTTGTTGTCAACAGCGTTGCGAATCTGGATCAGCATCTGCTCAAGGGACGTCTGGCTCAGCGCCGCGGGCGTGGTCAGCAGGTTGCTGAACGTGCCGTTGACGATGGGGTGGTTGCTGACGTTCAGCGCCACGCCGTCGCCACCCGTGTACGAGCCGTTGAAGGCCCTGTTCAGGATGTTCGCGGCCAGCGTCTCCTTCGTCTCGATCAGCGACTGCGCCAAGTGCTTGGCGTAGGTCTGTCCGATACGAATGTGATCGCCGTCCTCGACCAGCACCTTGGTCAAAGCGAAGGCCAAGCCGTACACCTTGTACAGGTAGCGCTGCAAGAACAACACCCCACCCGACTGGTACGTCACCGCCATGCCGTCAGGCAGCTCGGGTGCCGCGCCGAACCCGTACAGGACGGGCTCTTCGTGGTAGTTGCGGGGAATGCCCTTCTGCTCGCGGAAGACACCCTTCCACTCGTCAGCGCGCTGCTCGTAAACGCCGTCGAACACCTCGTTCAGAATCGGCTCAACAACTGACCTAAAGTCAGTACTACGCATTGGGGTTGCCATTTTGTGGTACCTCCTTCAGGGGTTAGACCGAGTTGACCGCAGCCTTGTAGTGGTGTTCGTTGATGCGAACAGTGGCCACTACGTAAGCGTCGGTCAGCGAGTCGTTGATGTTATAGGCGAAGCCGGTGATCTGGAACTGGCCCGAGGTCGCCTGGATCACGCCCAAGCGGGTGTTGCTCAAGCCGGTCTGGGTGCTGCCGCCGGGTGAGGCCACAGTCCAGTCGCACTCCTCGCCCACCGCGGTTTGCACCGTGGTGACGCCCGGAGTGCCCGGGTTGTTGTACTGCACGTCGAAGAGCGTTTCCGGGTCGTCGTAGACCCAGGCCACGATCTGCGTCGCGCCGGAAACCGCCCCCGGCCAGAACGGCGAGATGGTCGGCTTGCCGGTGGAGTCCAGGTACTGGCAACCGGCAAAAATGCCCAGCAGCGCGATGCCGTCCGTAGTGCCGGAGCGGGTACCGTCGCTGGAGCCGAGCTCGACGACGCCGGCGTCGGTGAGCTTCACGGGGTCGCCCGAGAAGACATTCACGTTGTACGTGGCGTCGATGGTGTAGGCCTTGGGCCGCATCTGTCCACTGTTGTGGAACGAGGGCCTAAAGCCGAAAGGTGCGCTAGTCGATGACATGGCAAATCCTCACGGTGGAGATGATTGAAACGTGCGGTCACGCGAGGTCGAAGACCGGCTCGCGCTCCCTTCCAATCTCTGCACTGCCGTCGCCCATTGTGATGCGGCTCTTGGAGTTGCGGGCCTGGGCCTCCATGAACTCGGCGGTTTCCCTGAGCTTGTCCTCCTCGCGCTGGGGGGCGTCGTGGTGGGCTTCGCGCATGTACTTCTCGTAGAGCGAAATGGGGAGCTTGAAGGCGAGCATCTCATTCACACCAATGAACCCGGCCCAATCGCCAGTCTTCAGCGTTGCGTACTCCCAGCCGGGAACGTCTTCCGGCTTCACGGGCTGGTAGCCCAGACGCATGCGAGTCTGAATTGAGTCGCGGGGGTTCGTGGTGGTGAGCCAGCACAAGTGCCATCCGGGCAGCTTGGGTAAGTCGGGCAATGAAGAGTTGAAGAACTGTTGACGGAACATTTCAACCCGCTCATCGTCGGAGATTTCGCGATTCTCAACCACAGCGCGATCTACCATCGCGCGGCTTTCGCGTCCCTCACCAGCGGATTTCTTCAGGCGTTCGTCGGACATTTTGTATCGCTCCTTTCAGCGATTGGGGTGAATTATGGTGTCTTTCAAGGCGTAAGGCAAGCCGGGTTGCGCTTTTCACGCCCCGGTGCGCTGCGTGCGGTCGTACTCGGCGTAGCGCTTTACGTACTTCATGCGCAGCACCGGGTCGTCCCAGACGCCGGCCTCGATGAGCGCTTGCTTGCGCTCGGGGCTGATGTAGACCTCGCGCCGGGTGCTCTCGGGGGCGTGCTCGCGGCCGGATCCCACCGCCGGCCCACCCCGCGGGGTGCGCGCCGGAGCTGATTTGAACCGATCCGGCAGGCGCCGGGCCGCACGGCGGCGCAGCTCGTCCCAGTACTCGGCGGAGCGCGGGTCAAACCCGTCCCGCACCAGCGCGTTGTCAATGGCCAAAACCACCGAGGAGTCCTCGTCGCGGCCCTGCGGGTCGTACCAGGCGTTCTCTTTGATGAACCGCTGGGCGTGGTCCAGCACCGAGGGGTCTACTGGCGGGGCGGCCTGCTGGGCGGCTTGCTGCTGGGCTTTGAAGGCGTTGAGCTGCTGTGCGCGGGCCATGGCCTCGTCGCGGAAGCGCATCGCCTGGGTTACGTCCTCGCCGTTGCCCGCGGCCACCGCCTTGGCGATGACGGTCTCAGCCGTTTGCGCGTCGCGCAGCGCTTGCTGCAGCCGGGCGTCCACGGCGCTGAGGTCTTGCTGCTGGGCGCGCTGCTCCTGCGCGGTGAGGCGGCGCTCAAGGTCGTCGTTCCGCTTGCGCAGGAAGTCCAACTCCACCTTGTCGCGCTTGATGGCCTCCTCGCGGCGCTGCTTGCGCTCGACCTTCTCCAACCGGCGGCGCTCGCGAATCGCTTCCCGCTCGTCGCCGTCCGGGTCGTCGGGGTCGATGTCTTGCTCGTCGTCAGCGGCCGCGCGACCTCGGGGGTCGTCGGCTCCGTCTTCGCCGGCGTCGTCGGCGCGCGCCTTGGGGTCGTCCTCGACGATGACGAGCTCTTCGCCCGCGCCGGGCTTCTCGTCGTCTTCTTTCATGATGTCAGCCATGATTGTTCACCTCCTTCAGATGAAAGCGCGAATCGCCAACGGGTCGCCCGTCACGCGACCGATGATGTCCAGGTCGTTGAAGATGACGAACAGCGCGGACTCGCCGTTGCCTCCAGGCAAGGGCACCTCCCACCGGTCGCCGCCGTACTTGGCCACGCGCACGTACTCGCCCGGGCCACACCAGCTGCCCTCGGGCCAGTCGGCCATCGTGTTGCGGTTCTTGAACGCGAGCGGGCCCACCGCGATGACCTTGGCCACCTGGGTGTTCCACTTCTCAGTGTCGCGGCTACCGCTGTCGATGATGATGCCGGAGGCGGTCTTGGTCTTCGGCGTGCGTATCTGCACCAGAACGCGGCTACCGAACGGCTGAATTCCGGCTTCTGCAGCCGGGAAAGCCTCCGCCATAGCGTTCTCAAAGGTCACGGTCACTATTCTTCTCCTCGTCAAGCAGGGACAACAAACAAGCGATCGCGGCCTCATAACCCGCGACCACGCCTACGCGATAGCCGTACTCAAAGCCATCGCGCTGCACCGGACGCTTCAGCGCGTCCAGCGCAAACTGCGCCTGCTCGGCCTTCAACCGGGCGAGCAGCGCGGAGTCAAAGTTCACGCCGGGGTCTTGGGCGCTGTGGTGCCGGGCGAGCCGGGCACGGTCTGCCCGTTCTCCTTGCTGCCGGCGGCCATGCGGTGCTTCTGCCGCACGTAAGGGCCAGTCATCGGCACGGTGCCGCCGGGGGTGGGTTTGTCAGCCATGGTTTGAGTCCTTTCAACGTGTGCCGGGGTTTATGCCTGTACCGGTCGAGACGGCCACCTTCTCGCCCGAAGCAATCTCCGCGGCTGCCAGCTGCAGCGCGGTGTTGTTGTCGTCGGTGTTCATCTGGTAGCGCACCGCGTCGGACTGCTGCGCGCGCTGGGCGTCCGCCGCCAGCCGTAGCTGCTCGCGCTGGAGCTCCGCGGCGCGGTCCTGCTGCCGGTCGGCCAGCTTTTGCTGCTCGAGCTGGGCTTGTTGCGCTAGGCGGGCTTGGTCGCTCTGGGCTTGCTGCTGCAGGCGAGCCTGGTCCAGCTGTGCGCGCTGCTGCGCGATCTGCCCCTGCAGCTGCGCGTTGAGTTGCGCGACCTGCATGGTGTTGTCGGGTGGCATCGGCGGCTGGGGCTTGAACTGCTGGGCGGCTTGGTCAATCGCGGCCAGTTCCTGCCCGAAGTTGCCCATTTGCTGCTCAATCAGCTGCTGCACGCGGGCAATGAGCTCGGCCTGCTTGTCCGCCTCGTCCGGGATGAAGCCCTGCTTCTGCGCCTCGGTCACCGCCTCGTGCGCCTCGGTCAGGTAGTAGTTGAGCAGGTGGTCACGCAGGTGCTGCGCCATGGGGAACAGGTAGGTCTTGACGATCGCCGGGTTCTGCCCGAACAGCGGCGACTTGAGGAAGGCCAAGTGCGTGCGCAGGTGCGCCAGATGGTCCTGCCGGGGCAGCACGTACACCGGCCGGCCCATAGCGGCGGCGACGTTCTCGCTGACGGGGTCGACGTCCTCCTGCCCGGGCACCGGCTGCAACACGTCGTCGGGCGACATCTTCATGTTGCGCAGGAAGATCTCCTCCACCTTGCGCGCGTCGTACATCTGCGGCAACTGCTGCGACCGCTGCAGTATGGCCTGCGTCTGCGCGAACCGCTGCGCCTCGCTGAAGATGGCCGGGTCGCTCACCGGCACCACGTCCAGCGGGCCGTCAAAGTCCTCGGGCTTGACCTCCAGCCCGGCGTCGTGCGCCTCAAGGTCTTCGGTGGTCAGGTAGGCGCTGTTGAGCCGGTGCAGCACGCGGAACACCCGCGCCATCGCCGAGTGCAGCCGCGAGTGAATGCTACTGAACACCACCATGCCCTGCTCGATGAGCGCCATGGTGGTGCCGACGGGCTGGTTGGGGTTCTGGTCGGACAGCTTCTCAAACGAGGTCTGCACCACGCCCTTGCCCGCGTCCACCAAGAAGCCCAGCAGCTGGAACAGCACCGGGCTGGGCGGGTTGAAAGGCATCGGCATGGCCAACTTGCGGATGTCATCCACCAGCGCCCCACCCTCCATCTCCACCACCTCGGTGGGCTGCACGCTGATGGTCTGGCCGCCGGGGCCGCCCTTCAGCTTGAGCATGGTCGGGATGTTCTGAATGTGCGCCGAGTCCAGCAGGGCGCGCAGCGCGCCGGTAGCCGCACCGCTGAGCCCGCCAATCATGTGCGTCAGGCCGATGGGGTAGGCGCCGCGCCAGGGCACAAAGGGGAACTCGACTATCCAGTCCAGCTCCTGCCGCTGGTCGTCGTCCGGCTCCCAGTTGCGGTACAAGCTCAGCGCCGCGCGCGTGGACTTGTCGATGCTGAGAATGTAGGGCTCGGGCCCGTCGCCGAAGTCAAGATCGGTATACACCTCGAACACCGTGCGCAGCCCGTCCTCGTTGTAAGAGGTCGACTCGCGCCCCTCAATCTTGTTGTTCGCCACCTCGGCTCGGCTGAACTCGGGCTCCGCCCCCGGCGGCGCTAGGTCCACGTCGCGGTACATTCCCCGGCGCACTCTCTTGGCGTACTCAGCGGCGGTAATGTACTGCACGTGCGTCTTGCGCTCGGCGGAGTAGAAGTTGGTGGCCGCAAAGGGCAGGTAGATGTCGTCTACCGCCACAAACTCGGCCACCGGCCGCCGGCGCTGCACGTCCCACGTGAGCTTGAGAAACTGCACCCCACCCAGCGGCACCTGCGTGGTCAGCTGCTCCAGCTCGCCCCGGAACTCCTGCATCTGCTCCGTGGTCTGCCAGTTCATGAACTCGGCCTTGCGCTGGGCCTTGCGCAGCTTTTCGGGCTCCTGCTCGCCGTGGATCTTGCTGCGCACGGGGCCCGAGGGCGGGAACACCTCCTTCATCACCCGGGCGCTGAAGTCCACGCAGGCCTCCACGAGCAGCGGGTGCACTACCTTGTTGGCGCCCGTGAACTGCGCCCCGCCCGGCGCGTCGTCGCCCAGGCCCGTGCGGCGCAGTCCTTCCTCGTAGAGCTTGTCGCGCTTTTCGCGGGCGTCCTTGTCGCGGCTGATTTTGTCCATCAGGTCCGCCACCGCCTCGCCCAGTTCGCGCTGGTCTACCTCGTCCACGATGTTGGCAAAGTGCTCGGTCTGGCGCTCCGAGTCCGCCGCGTTCTCGCGCTCGCGGATGATGGCGCCGCCGTCCTCGGTGTCCTCCACCTCGGAGTCTTCGGCCTCCAGCGGCACCATGGCGCCCTGGTCTTCGTCGTCTTCTTCAATCGGTCGGTTTTGGTCAGCCATCGGTTAAGCCTTCAGCGCTGCTGCGCGTTCTGTTGGGCGAGGAAGCGGGGGTCAACCTGCGGCGCCTGCGGCCACCACACTCCCCCGCTCGCCTCGTCAGTTTCCTCCTCCGCGGTGGCCGGCTGCTCAGCGTAACGGGCAGCGAGGCGTTCAAGCTCCTCGTTGACGCTTTCAACTGGCACCGCGCTGGGCAGGCCTTGCGCCAGGTCCGGCATACCCACCCGCGGCAAAGACCAAGACGGAAACTCCTGCGCCGACGCACCCATCGATATCTGCGAAGGAATGTTGCCCGCGTCATTCATGGAGTAGTTCCAAGGCATGGGGGGCTCGTAACGAGGCTCCTCAAACCCGCGGGAGCCGTACTGATTTTCGGGCTGGAACCCTGACACACCCTGCCCCGTAACCATCCGCTCACCCTCAGAGCTGAGCACTTGCCCCTGCGGACCGACGTAGTAATCGGCGGGTAGGTTGTAGTTGGGCCGCTCTTCGGGCAGCAGGCCCATCAGGCGCCCCATCGGCTCGGCGGCCCGCGCTAGCGTGCTGCCCAAAGACTGGCCGTAAATCAGCCGTTCCACGTTAGGATCCAGCGCGCCGCTAGAAACCAGCTTGTTTATAACCGGCTGGACCAGCTCGCTGCCCAGCAGCGCCCGCCCCACAGCCATTAACGGTCCAGCCATCGCTCAGGCCTCCATGAGTAGTTGCTCAGCCAGTCGCTCGATGTGCGCCGGGTCGTATTGCGCGGGGCCGGCGGCGGACACCATGCCCCCGCGGGCGTAGTTGGCGCTCTCCGAGCCGACCACGTTGCCCCGGGCGTCGTACTTTAGTCGCTGCCCCTCGGGCATTATCAGGTTGTGCAGCCGCTGGATGTCCTCGCCGCTGAGCACGTCCGGAATGTAATCCTCGCCCAACCGCTTCAGCATCTGCAGCTCGTTAAAGTTGAACACTTCCCGCGTCGGGCGCATGCCGGTGTTCTGCACATCGCCGATGCGGCCCCACTTCTGGCTCTTGACGAAGTCCTGCACGTATGGCAGGTGCTCGGCCTTCGGCGCCTTGTTGAACTTGCCCTTGATCTCGACGATTTCCGGCACCGGCTGAACGAGCGGGCGGCCCGTGTCGCGCGCCCACTGCTCGTACCAAACTTCAAGCCCCTGGCGCCCCGCGTCCTTTATGTCGCGCAGGCGGTCGCGGTTCTGGTTCAAATAACGTTCGAACTCTTGCAGCTCGGGCGAGCCGATCTGCTGCCGCTGATACCAGGCGTCGTAAGGCGACAAGCCCGAGGGCTTCACCGCCACCTGCACCACCGCGTTACCTTCCGGGTCGTGCAGCACGTAAAGCTGGCGCCCACCGCTGCCGTAATGCTGCGCCATGCCCTCGCTCTGCGTGCACCAGCCGCCCTCGCAGCCGACGTCAGTCACGTACTTGAGCGACTTGGGGTCCAAGGTGTCCGGCGCGGCCAGCCAGCGGAACCCCTCGGGGTATTCCTTCTGCACCGGGATGCCCTCGCGGGCGGCACGAGTGGCGGCGGCCGCTTGAGCCTCACGCCACTTGTTGATGCGGTCGACCAACTCCACCGCCTGCGGCATGCTCACCTTGCTCAGCTGCTCGGGCTTGAGCCGCAGCTCGGCGGGCAAGTCCGAGGTCGCCGCTGTCGCGTTGCGCAGCTCGTCGATGAGGTGGCTAAAGCCGAGGTCCGCCTCACCGAGGCCTTTGGACGAGTACACCGGCGTCTCAGGCGGCACTTTGGCGAGCCAAGGGTTCTCGCGAATCGTTGGGCTGTTTTCACCCAGGCGCATCAAATCACCGGCGCGCTCGCCGCGTATAAGCGTGTCGGCCGCGGTCTCCCAGCCCGAGGCCGCCCGCTGCAGGTCGCTCAGGTCGCCGTACAACACGCCGGATCCCTCCTCAACCATGCCGATCTCGGGATAGCCGGCTTGCTTCCTAGCCCGCGCCACCTCATCAGGAATGAAGCCCGCGCCCTCCTCCAACTCCTGAAGCGGCATGTGGCTCACGCCGCGCTCCTGAATCAGCGCCCGCAGCGGGTCCTCCGGGGTGCCCATCTCGTTGCGGATGTACTTGGCGAGCTTTTGGTCGATCCAGGTGTTGAGCGGGTCCGGTCGGGAAAGGGCTCCGGTCTCGGGGTCGTAGCGCGTGTAGCCCTGCGCCCGGTAAGCCGCCATCTCGGCGTCATCCATTGGTATCGCGACCGGCTCCTCAGGTCTCTTCAACCCCCGCACAGCCTCCTCCGGCGAGCCGGCACCGCTGATCCAGTTGCCGCCCTTGGGCTTCACCACCGCCGTGCCCGGCAGCCCAGACATGCCCTGCGTAGCGCGCACGTAGTCGCGGATGGCGTTGAGGTCAGTGGCGCGCTTCACAGCGCCAAGGCCCCCGCGCACCACCCGGGTAGCCCCAGCCCCGCCGGCGAGGGCCGCGAGCCCAGACATGGCGCGGGCGGCGGGCCGCTCGTCGTACCCGGGCAGGTACTCGCGGTAGAAGTCCGAGGTGGGCAGGCGAGGGGTCTCGTCCAACCCGGGCAGCATGCGCACCAATCCCTCCACGTCGCCGGGCAGCCCCAGCAGCCCCGCTGCCCACCCCCGCGCCAGCTGTAGCGGGGCGTTCACGTTGCGGGACTGGTTCAGCCGCTCGGGGCGGCGCCCGGCGGAGGGGTAGATGCCGAACGCGGCGCGGTCTTCAGCCATGGCAGTTGCACTCCTTTGCTTGGGCGAGGCCGCCGCGGGCCTTGGCGTCGTACCGGGTGTCGGTGTCGGGCCTGAGCGACGGGCGACCCGGCGTCAGCTCAATAGTGCCGGAATCCACCGCCTGCTGAATCGCACGCAGCAACTCATCAGTGCTCAGCCCACGGCGGCCGCCCAGCTCCGCGCCCAGCGCGTTGTTGTGGGTGTCGGTGGGGTAGTCGGCTCGCGGCCGGCCCAGCCCCAGCCAATGGCCCGCGGTGCGGAGCGGGGCCTCCTTGAACTCGTACAACCGGCCCAGCAGTTCGGCCACCCCGGGCGACAACCTGCGCGAGGCCAGCGCGGAAGCAATCATGTGCCGCGCGGCGTCGCGCTGGGCGGCTTGGTCTTCGTCCGGGTACATGCCACGCGAGACGGTGTCCGCGTACAGCGTGAAGTTGGCCAGCGACGGCTCGGGCAGCCCCCGCGCCGCAGCGTGCCGCACGCGACCACCGTCAGCATATGCACGCCGAACCGCTGAAAGCCCGGGCTCGCGGTTCATCACCACTTCACCTTGTCAGCCCAGTAGGCCGCGCTCATTTTGCCCTTGGCGATGTTCTTCGCGTGCCGGGCCTTGAACGCCTCGTTGCGCGCCGAGCCCTCGGGCGAGCCCTTGACGCCGGCCTGCCCAAAGCGAATCACTTTCTCCTGCCCGCCGGAGCACGCCTTGACGACGTGCGACTTGGTCGGGTGGCCAGGAGTGGCCCGCGGCCGGTTGCAGGCCATCTTGCCCTTGTCCACGCGGACTGTCATCGCTTACCCTTTGCCGCGGCGCGCATGTTGTCCACGAGGTTGGGGTAGGGGCGCCCCGCGGCCTTGGCTGCAGCCTTGGCGCTGGACTTCTGACCCTTGCTCAGCGGCTCGGATTCACCCAGGCCTTTGGGCCGGGCCTTGCTCCACACGGGCTTCGTCTTAAGCGGCATACGGGTTGCTCCTTTCACGGGTGGGGGCGCGCCTAGGCGCATCGTCCACGTCGCGCGCCTGCGGTAGCGTGAACCAGCCTTCGTTCTTCAGGAATATAACCGCCTGCGTGAAGCAGTCCACGTATTCGTCGTGCTCGGCGGCGGGGAACTTGGCGAGCTGCTTCATGAACGGTTGCGCCCAGCTGGCGGGTTGGCCCGGGTTGGCGGCGGACTCAGGCACCCACAGCAGCCCCAGCTCAAGAGTGGGGGCGGCCTGGTGGGCGCGTGATACTTTGTCCGCCTGGCCAGGATTGTACCCCACCGCGGGCACCCGGGCAAGCCGCAGGTCCTGCAGCAACGATTGCCCGCTCGCCTTCGCCTCCACCAGCACGCGGTCGGGCCGGCGGGGCTTGACGGGTGGGCCGCGGCGCGGCTGCTTGTCCCCTCCGTACTCGGTGCGCCAGTCGTCCACCACGCGCTTGCGCAGCTCGGGGTAGCTGAGGTGCTCGTCCCACGCGTCGAGCAGCAGCGCGTGCCGCTCGCCCTCGTACGTGAACACGCCCCACACCTCGCAGCCGGTGGGGTCGTTCTGGGTCTTCTCGCTGAACGCGGTGTCGTAGCTCTGCAGCACGTACTCCAGCGGCGGCAGCCCCCGCTCGGCCACGGGCCACAGGCGGAAGTGCTTGGTTTTGAGAATGCCGCCCTCGGCCGGGGTCGGGTCCTGCTGTAGCTGGCCCGCGGTGCCGTAGGTGCCGAGCAGCTGCTTCAGCTCGGTGATTTCCTTCGGCCCGAACCGCTCGGGGCAAATCAGCTCGCCCGGCTCCTTGCGCGGGTCGTAGGGGCCGAGCACAGTCCGCCGGCGCACGCCGTCCCACTCGGCCGGAATCATCAGGTGCTCCCACCCGCCGATGTCTTCAAGAATGTGTCCGCTGATGTCTTTCTCGTGCAGACGCTGCATGATTGTGACCATCGCGTCGCGCTTGGGGTCGTTCAGCCGCGTCGACCACACCACGTCAAACCACTCCAGCGCGCTCTCGCGGATGAGGTCGCTCTGCGCCTCCTGTGCGCTGTGGGGGTCGTCCAGCAGCAACCGCGAGCCGCCCTCGCCCGTGGCCGTGCCACCCACCGAGGTCGCGATGCGGTAGCCGGTGCGGTCGTTCTCGAAGCGCTGCTTGGCGTTCTGGTCGCCGGCGAGCGCAAACAGGTGCCCCCAGCGCTCCTGGTACCAGGGCGACTGCACCAACCGCCGCGCCTTCAAGTTGTCGCGGATGCTGAGGTTGCTGCTGTACGAGGCGCAGAGGTACTTGTGCGCCGGGTCGGTGAGCCACTCCCACATCGGCCACATCACCGAGACGATCGTCGACTTGCTGTGCCGCGGGGGAATGTTGATTAGCAGCTTGCGCAGCTCGCCCGCGGTTATGGCCTCCAGGTGCTCACATATTTCCCGTATGTGCCAGCTCGGTATGAACGGCACCCCCGGCTCCACCGTGGGCCACGCCTGGCGCACGAACTCGTACAGGTTGGCCCCCGCGGCCCGGCGCTCGCGCTCCCGCCGCACCATGTCCAGCAGCGCCGCGGGGCTCAGCGGGGCGTTCATGGCTCCTTGACGAACGTGCCGTCGGGCATGAGCCGCCCGCGCCGGTCCTTGATCTGCGCATACGCCCCCACCAGGCACTGCGTCACGTCCAGGTCGCGCAGCGCGCAGTAGTTAATCAGGCACACCAGCACATCGCCCACCGCGTCGGCGGTGGCCTCGCGGTCGCGCTTGCCCTCGGCGTCGCACAGCTCGCCCACCTCGGACACGAGCTTGAGCAGCTGGGAGGCCGGAGCCGCGTGCGGAATGATGCCTCGGGCCTCGGCCCAGCGGATGACGTGCAGCTCGGCCTCGCGGAACGTGTACATGCGCAGCGCGCGCATTGCCTCGTCGGTTTGTTGCGTCATGGTGTGGGGGTGCTCCCGCTCGCGGCCTTGCTCAGCAGCGCCTGCATGCGCTGCAGCTCCTCATCGCTCAGCCCCTTGAGGTCCACCGCGGCGAGCGCGATTGGGCCCCCGCCGGCGCCGGTGTGCTCCTGCGTCACGCGGTCGCCGTACTCGCGCGGGGCCACCGCCTTGGCGCGCCAGCGGTAGTGGTGGGCGAGCTCCTTGGCGCGGCTGAGCTCAAAGGGGTCGGTGGCGGCGGCCAGCCCGAGCTCGGCCTTCTCGTCCCAGACGCGGGCGGCGTTCTCCCGAGCAGCGCGCATGCGCGCGGTGCGCTGGGGATCGTCCTGCGTCCACTCGATCAGCGTCGAAATGTGCACCCCGATCGCCGCGGAAATAGCGGTCATGCTCTCGCCCGCGGTAATCCGCGCGCAGATCTCATCCAACCCGAACGCGGTGCACCGCTCGCGCGCCACTGGCGGGCGGGTGAGCTGCTTTTTACCTGCAGTGTTCATGTCGCCGCGCATTATACCCCCGAGCGCGCCGGGTAAACCCCCACCCGCTGCCGCCCCACCGGCCGCTCCAGCGGCTGTAGCCGCAACAGCCCCTCGGCGAGCAGCGCGGCGAGCGTGCGCTCTTTGCGCTCTTGCGCGCCGGTGGGGCCGCCCTGATGCGCCGGCAGCCGGCAGTAGTAAGACTGCGAGCGGCCCGGCTCGCGGCGCACCAGCGTTATTAATTCCGCGCGTAATGCGTCCGCGGGGGTTATTTGTGCGTCGGGGTGCCCCGCGGGATATATTCCGGGCACGTCCTTGCGCCGCCCGCGACTAAAACCCAACTCCAGCTCGCCGCGCGTAAATAGCAAGTCGAGCGCTTGGTATTTGTCTTCGGCCAGTCCGCGTAGGCCGCCCTCCGCCACCGGCCAGTAGATGTAGTGCGTCTTGGGCAGACCGGGCTGGGCCCGCACCAGCGCCAGCAGCGCCCCGGGCATCGCCGCCCGCACCTCCGCTATCCATTCCTCAGTGACTCGCTTTACTGTTTCCACGGTTCTCACCCCTTTGCTGAGCGTTGACAAAGACCTTATTATAGGTCTTTTTCTCTTCTTAGGCGTCATAAACAACTCGATGACACCTTTAACCCAATCGGCGTTCGCACACGAAGTGTGTAGAAGACGAACGACCCTAACACCAGAGCGTTCGCCCCACACCTGCTGATCGTCTACGGAGGAGGCCCCGCGGGGCCCCTCCTCCGACAGATCGAGCGGTGTAAAGCGGTGGTCGCTCGCGCCACGAACGTTCGAACGTTCGGCCCGAACGATTACCCCGAACGATTACCCCGCCCCTGGTTTTCATTGGTCGTCCTCGCCCGCGCTTTCATGCCGCGGTGGGGGTTGGTAGTCGGGGCAGGGGCCGTGCCCCGCCCATGGCTGCAGCAGCGCTCGGGGGCCGCCCGGCGCGGGCCGGGTGAGCAGCGTGCGGCGCGCGCAGCTGGCGCACTCGGCGCGGCCCGGCGCCCCGTTACACAGCCAAACCACGGCGGGTTTTGCCGGTGGCGGGTTCAGGTATATTCGGCTGGCGGTGAACATATTACTCCTGTTGTGGCTGGGCGGGGTTTTCGGTTAACATCCACTGCGGCTTCTTTGGCAGCGGGGCCCAGCCCAGGTAGCCCGGTGCGCCGCGCGAGTATTGGCCGTAGACCGCCACGCCGCCCTGCGTCAGGAGTTGCACCTTGGCGCTGAGCGGGCAGGTGTCCAACGGGCGCCAGAAGTAGTCCTGGTCCACCGCGGCCGCCCGGTCGTTAGTGAGCTTGACAGTCATGGTGTGATGCCATGCGCCCGCTCGACGGCACGGGCAAATGCGTGTTGCTGCGTAGTGGCTGTGCGCTCTGCTTCTGCTGTCATTGCCCATGACCACAGGTCTCGTATCTCCTCCTCCGTCAGCGGCTTGCGCTGGGGTGGGGCGACATACAACGGCACCGTTGCTGCGTACAAGCTCGGCTCTCGGTTCTGAATCAAACTCACCATCTGGCGCAGCCCACTACCGGGGTACGGTACGTGCATCCACGCCACCGGCTCCTGCACCGGCTCTGCCAGCGCGGCTTTGAGTGACCTGATAGATTCAAACATCTCGTCGGATATGTCGCTTGGACAGTTCAGTAACGCCTCCAGCGCCTGCTGGGCGGCTTCTCTAAGTTCTGTCATACCAACCCCGCCATCGCAAAAGCAACCTCAGTCGGCACCAAGGCATAGACATACGCCCGATACACCGGGCACCAGTAATGGATGCGGGTCATTTGTTCTCCTCTGCTGCCTTGATGGCGGCGCGGGCTACCTTTTGATACTCGTAGTCCATTGCGTTAACCGTGGCTATCCACCGCAGGGCTCTCAGAAGCGCATCACGCTGGGCAACCGCCTCCTCAAGCGCCTTGATGTGCGCGTTGATCTTCTCAATCTCTGGCGCGTTCTGGGCAATGATACGTTCGCGCTCGGCAGCGGCGACAAGGGCGGCGAATGGCGCAAGCATCTCAACAAGCCTGTCATCCCAACGATTTTTGTCTTCGTCTACCAAGCGCGCATCTGTGATGCCGGTGCAATGTCCTTCGCTGTCGTAGAAGTGATAAAGCGCCGCCTCCCGCGCCATGCGGATGATGTCGTCGCGGGTCATGTGTTCTCCTTTCGTGCGCAGCGTTGCGCGTAATGCCATACGCTGGACACTTGTTCAAGCAGCGCGGGCGGGTGGGGTTTGGGGGCGGGGGGTGGGGGTGGCTCAGCGCCGTCCGCCGTGCAGCGCCAGCGGGCAAACCGGCCGGAGCTACTCGGGTAGATGAGCCCCGCGGTGCGCAGCTCGGCGGTGTACTGCGCGGCGGTGTTGGGCGAGCATTTGAGCTTTGAGGCCAGCTCGGCGCGGTTGGGGTTGCGCAGCTCGCGAATCAGGCGCAGCGTCTCGGCCACGCGGGGGGTGAGCTCGGGCGGCAGCGGTTCAGTAGCCATGGGGTACGCTCGCGTAACGTAGGGGGTCGGGCGCGGGCTCGGCGCGGTCGTCGTAGGTGACCGTCGCGGTGTCGCCCAGGCGCCACTTGGCGCGCTGCTCGACGCGGTGCTTCTTGGTGGCCACCCGGAAGTCCGGCGCGAGCAGCTCCTGCGGGTTGAACGCGGGGTCAAAGAACCTGCATCTGTTGTTCGGCTGCAGCGCGAACTGCCCGTTGTCCAGCTTGAGCACGTTGTAGCTCTTGTGCTCGTCGACCGACTCGCTAAAAGTGAAGTCCGGAATGCGCGGGTCCGGCGCGCAGGTGTCCAGCGTGAACAGGTACTCGCCGGGGTGCGTGCGGCGGTCCTTGCCGTAGAACTCGGCGCGCAACCCCTTGAGCAGCGGCTTGTCAATCACCTCCACGTGGTACGCCAGCGCGTCCCAGATCTGCAACACGTCCAGCGGCAGCTGGGTGTCCTCCTCGATGACGTCGTGCCAGGTGAACGCCGACACGGGCAGCTTGTCGTACAGCGCGGCGTACTGGGGGAGGTAGGTCTCAAATCGGAACGCCTCGCCCTTGAGGGCTTTGACGCTGCACCAAATGCCCTCGACCAGCTCGCCGTGGCGGGCTTGGTGGTCGTACAGGTACTCGGCGCGGACCCAGACTTTGACGGGGGGTAGGGGGCAAACGAAGCTCATGCCAGCCCCCTACTCACCAGCACCCCGACCAGCAGCGCCGAGCCCGCCAGCACGGCGACCAGCACCACCCCGCGCAGCAGGTCCAGCCACTCCTCGCGGCCGTAGAAGTCGGGGTCGTCCTCCAGCCAGCAGGCCTCGCGGTTGGGGCAGGGGGCGCGGCCCTGCTGGCAGGGGCCCGAGCAGCGCGGCGCCGCCATGTGCGGCAGGTGCGTCGGCTCGGTGCCGTCGGCGTACTCACGAGTGGTCATCGGGTTCTCCTTTCTCGGCCAGCGTAGCGCGCAGCCGAGCAATGCGGGTGGTGTGGTAACGGACCATGGCGTCGGCGTACTCGCGGGCGGAGTGCGCCTCGAGCAGCGAGCGCCGGGCGGAGTCGAGCTCCTGCGCGGCGAGGGCCTCGGCCGGCGGCGGCCGCAGCAGGTTACGTATCGTACTCGTCAGGCTCATGATTGTGTGTTTCCTTTCTCTCTACGTTATCGCGTTATGCGCTCTGTTCGCTCTCTCTCTCTCAAACCCCGAGCCGGCCCCGCTCCACCGCCGCAGCCACCGCCTCGTTCACACGGAGGTAGTGGTTGGCGCGGCCTTGCGGCTTCTCCAGCTCGACCCGCTCGAGCGCCCCGTCCTCCAGCAGGCTGGTGACGGCGCGCTCTTTGCGCTCCTGTGAGGCGCGCACCCCGCCCGCGCTCACCGTTAATCGTTCGTAGTGCGAGCGAGAGCGGCCGGGGTCGCGCCGCACCAACTCTAGCATCTCCAAGCACAACCGCTGCCACTCGAGCTGCTGCCGGTGCTCCTCGCGGTCGGCCTTGAGTTGGTCGCGCTCGCCGGCGGCCAACGGCCGCGCCACCGAGTGCGCGAACCACACCTCGCGCTCGTAGCCGAGCACGTCGGCGTGCTGCTCGCGGTTGCGCACGAGGTCGAAGGTCAGCTCGGCGTGCGCGGTGGGGAACCGCACTTTGGTCGCCTTGAGCACCCGCGGGGCCTCGGGCGTGTCGCCGTCCTTAAACACGGTGTACACACCCTGCGCGTCCCCGGTCCAGGCACTCGCCCCCCGCGGCGACAGGTAGTCCGACTCGGCCATGCCGAGTACCTTCGCGGTGTGGCTGATGATGAGCACCGGGAAGTCGGCAAACGCCTGCTTCAAGCTCGCCATCGCCCGGCCCACCTCGGCGTTGTCGTTCTCGTTCTCGAGGTCGAACACCGCGTTGGCGGTGTCAAACACGACGAGCGGCAGCGCGGGGTGCTCGGTGCCGTCGGCGCGGCGGTTGCCCACTGTCCAGCCGCGGTACTCGGCCGCCACCTGCGCCACTACCCGGGGCGCCAGCCGCTGCGCCGGCAGCACCCGCACCCGCGCCTCAAAGTCCGCCACCGCCGCACCGGTATAGCCCCAGGTGTACAGCGAGTAAATGACCCGCTGCACCTGCAACGGCGACTCGGTGACGATGACGACGTTGCGGCGCACCGTGGGGCGCAACCCGTAACCCACGGGGCACAAGTGCGCCGCGGCGAGCGCCATAGGCACAGCGAGTGTGGTCTTGCCGACGCCGGGCGCCCCGGCGAGCACGTTTACCCCGGTGGACATGAAGTCGTCAAAGATGAACTCTATGGGCTGCACCGTGCCCGCCCCGCTGGGCAGCGCCCGCTCCAGGCTCAGCGGGTGCGGGGCGGAGGGGTCGGCGGGCTTGTCGGCTCCTGCGGCGGGCAGGTTGCCCGGCCAGCCGTTGTCCAGCGCAAGGCGGAACAGGCTGCGGTAGGTGATGCTGTGGGGGGAGCTAATGTCCCGCTCCCACTTGCGGCGCTGGGCCACGGCGTCAAATTTGTCGCTCCGCGCCGACCACTCGGTCCAGATGCGGTAGCCGTTCTCGCCATACGGCTTGAGCACCATACCCACATTCACCCAGTTGTTGTAGTCGTCGGCGTCGATGTGCTGCAGCGCGGAGCGCAGGTCGTCAAACGTCTGCGCCGTCGCCACCGGCACCCCCGCCCGCTCGGTGAGCGAGTAGCTCGCCGGGGTGCGCGCCCGGCTGCTAATTAGCCCCGGCAGCGGTGAGGGCTGCGCCGGGGCCGAGCGGCTGAGCGGCGAGCGGCCGTCGGCCCAGCGGTAGTCGCCCAGCGGCCCCAGCGTGGGCGCGACGCAGATGTAGCCGTGGTGCTTGAGGTCAAGCCCTTCGCCCAGCGTGGGCGGGTAGCTGAGCTCCGGGTCGGCGCGGAACAGCCGGTGCTCGCCGCCGCCCTGCGTCACCGCGGTGCAGTCCGAGTGCAGCACGCCGTGCGCGGCCTCCAGCTCGGCCAGCGTCTCGCGCCCGCCGTTGCGCGGGTCGATGTCCAGCGCGAGCAGCCCCGACTCCGCCAGGCTGACGCCTATGCCCGCCTCGGGGTCTTGCGCCCACCAGTCGCGAATCCGCTGCTCGTCGGTGGTGGCGTCGTGGTGGCCCCGGGGGGCGAGCGCGGCGTGGGGGTGCTTGCCGGGGTTGTGGCCTTTGTCGTCGTTCGGGCGGCCGCAGCGGCACCGACCCTCCGAGTCCACCGACCACACCGGCAGCACGTGCCAGCCCAGCCGGGCGTAGGCCAGCGCGTAGTCCAAGTTGCTCGGAGCGGAGTCCACCGCCCACACGTGCCGGGGGGCCGGCCGGTTACTCATTGTCGCCATGCGTGGCGTCCTCCTCAAAGTGTTCGGCCACCACGTTCCAGTATCGCCCCTGGCGGCGCACCAGCGCCCCCGCGGGCAGCCGCGCCCCGCGCAGCTGCCAAGTGACGGCGCGCGCCGGAGCCGGCAAGTTTACGGCCAGCCGGCGCTGCCTGAAAAACGCAGCCGCGGCGGAGTCGGGCTGCTGGGTGTTGATGAACCGCGAGGCGTCGATGCGGGCGCCTTCGCGCGTGGTGCAGGCGTACTGCACGAGCAGCACCGGGTGCGGCCCCCGCCGCGTGACCAGCGCCACCGCCGACACCGCATGCACCGCCACCGGCAGCTCGGCGCCGTCGGCCGCGGCGGTGCCGGTCATGGGGTCAATGGGCGTCAGCGTGCGCACCCCGGGCAACACCCGCCGCTCGCGGCGCACGTAGGGGCGCCGGGGCTCGGCCGCGGGTAGCTGCTCGAGCGCGCCGCCGGGCCCCTGCCGGTAGTAGGTGTCGTACATGTCCACCCCGCCCAGCCGCTGCAGGTTGCCCACGTAGTCGAGAACGAGGCAGTTCTTCTTGCCCTCGGCCAGGCGCGTGCCCCGCCCCTGCATCTGCACCCACAGCGACGAGGACAGCGTGGGCCGCAGGCAGGCGATGCAGTCCAGCGCGGGCAGGTCGAACCCCGTGGTGAGCATGTCCACCGAGCACAACACCCGGAGCCGCCCCGCGGCAAACCGCCCGAGCACGTCGTCGCGCAGCGCCTGCGACGCCCCACCGGTGAGCACCTCCGCCGACCAGCCCGCCTCGCGGGTGATGAGGTCCGCCGCGCGGCGCGCCGCAGCCACCGTGGGGCAGTAGACCGCAACGTGCCGCCGCGCGCCGGCCAGCCCGGGCAGCGAGCGTGCCACCGCGGCGAGCCACTTTTCGGTTTGCAGCCGGGCCACGGCGGCCTGCGCAAAGTCCCCACCCTGCAACTCCACCGCCTCAACGTCCAGCTGCGTCTCGGTGTCCACCCCCACCAGCGGGCTGAGGTAGCCCTCGGCCACCGCCCGGGGCACGTTGTAGGTGTACGCCAGCGTGTCGAACCAGTACTGCGCGCCCGCACCGTAGATGAGCCCATTGTCCATGCGCCACGGCGTAGCGGTCATAGCCAGGCGCCGAGCCTGCGGGTGCCGCGCGAGCAGCCCCGCGTACATGCCCGGCTCGCCCTCGCGGTGGGGCACGCGGTGCGCCTCGTCAATGATGATGAGCTGCGGCGGGGGCATGCCCACCTGCGCGCGTATCATCGTTTGCAGCGAGCCGAACGTGACCTCGCCCTCGCGCTCCCGGCGGTTGAGCCCCGCGCACACCACCGCCGGCCGGCGGCCGGTGTGGCGCTCGTAGGTGTCGGCGTTCTGCTGCACCAGCTGCTGCACGTGAGTGAGTACCCACACCCCGGCGCTGCGCGCCTGGTGCGCTAGCTCGGCCATAATGAGCGACTTGCCGGTGCCGGTGGCCAGCGCGAGCACCGGGTTTGCGCCCTCGGCGAGCGCGGCCTGCGCGGCGTGCACCGCCTCAAGCTGGTACGGTCGGAGTTGCATTCTGAGGTTCTTGAGTTATACGCTATGCCTTCTATTTTGCCTGCGGAAAGCCCGCCCCGGGGCACAAGACCAACCGCCGTGAGTGGGCTTCCGCCCGCAGCCATGAATTCTTATGCTAAAATTCTTTCACGGTTGAGAAACCGTGATAACTCGATAACTGAACAACTGGAGAACTGACATGAACACCGCCGAACTCGACTTCCTGAGCAGTAGTGCCGCAGGCCTCAACCTGGCAGATTCTGAAGACCGCGCAATCTTCCGCGCTCGTGTTGCTTACCGGCTGCGCGCCACCTCCGTTGAAGCTATGCGCGAGTGGGTCGCCGGAACCATGCGCGACCGCGCAACTGCCGCTCGCGCTGTTGCCGACGCTTACATTGCCAAGGCCGCCGCCTGACAACCAACCCAACAACCGGAGAACTGTCATGACCCTCACCATCCGCTCCGAAGACTTCGACACCTTCGAAGATTACTGCGACGCGCTGCGCCGCTGCAAGTGGCTGACCCCCAGCGAGTACGCCACCCTGCTGTCGCAGGAGATTGACGCGGGCGAAGAGTACTACGGCGAGATCTACGCGCAGTACCGCAGCGAGTGCGCCATGTTTGGCGACGCCGGCCCGGGTCAAGGTCTCGCTGTGCGCGACACCGGACGCCAGCTGGCCGAGTCCCGTGCTAGGCTTGCCACTGTGCGTCGCATCATCGCGAACCTCGCTGCTTAAATCTAACCGAAGCCTAACATGAGCAAGACGCAACAATTGATCGCCGCGTACGAAGCCAAGCGCGCCGCTCGCGGCAAGCCAGTACAGGTCCGCCACAACGGTAACGGCACTTACACGATAAAGCCCGCCGGCTCAACCTGCACGTACACCGTCACGACAGCCGAGCTGAAAGCAAAGATCGCCGCCTAAACCCAACCGCCGCGCAGGGGCTTTGCCCCGTGCGGCTGAAAGTTGTGCCAAAATTCGCACTACGGTAAACCACCGTGATAACTTGATAACTGGAGAACTGACATGACAAAGCCCGAGTTCAAGAAAGGCCAGCTGGTCAACGTGTACTACGGCAGCTTCGAGACCGCCGCCGTCACGTACCGCACGTACCGCGTCGCCGCCTGCGGCTTGAAGCAGATGCACCTTCTGCGCGTTGACGACGGCAGCAACGCCGAGTTCCGCTTTAGCGCACCCTTCCGCGGCGAGCGCCGTTGGCACGACGCCCAGTGCGCCAGCGTTGACCCCGTTGAGCACGCCGCCCGGCTGCGCCGCCAGTTTGCCGGCTGGACCGCCGAGCACTACGCCGACCGCACGCAGTGCGCCGAGAAGCTGCTGAGCGAAGGCGCCCGCGGCGCCGAGGGTTTTGCCCGCGCAATCGCTGAGGGCAAGGCCAAGTTCGAGCTCGCGACCGCTGACCTGCTGGAGCCGGCAGCGTGAGCCCCGCCGCGCACCTGCCACAACCTGTGCGCGGCCCGGTGTGGCCGTTCCCGCTCGCCCCGAGCGAGTACACGACCGCACCGCCCGAGCCTGAGCACGTGCCCACGCCGCCCTGGCGCCCCACGGGTGACGAGCCCGCCGCCCCGTTCTGAGGAGACCGCGCATGCACAACGTACCGCTCCGCCCCGCTGACGTGCTCTTCGCCGTCGCGTTCGGTTTTGCCCTCGGGCTGCTCGTCGCTGCGGGGGTGCCCGCATGAGCGCCGGCCACGTCGCCGTGTTTGACAGCCACGTTGACGGCATACCCTGCCGGGTGGGGGTGCTCAGCTACCTCAACGTGCCGGGCAGCTTCAGCTTTAACGCGCCGAGCGACATCGACTACTACGGCTACTTTGAGTGCGAGTGGGAGGTGCTTGACCGGCGCGGCCGGCCCGCCGCCTGGCTCGAGCGCAAACTGCGCAGCCGTGACCGCGAACGCATCGAGTGCGAGGTGCGCGAGCACTTTGACCACCTGCGCGACAGCGCAGATTGCGACTACTGACCCTTTTCGTAAAGGAGACCCCAACATGATAGACTCCGCCATCAACTGGAGCGCGATGACCATGCCGCAGCTGGTCGCGTTCTACAACCGACACGCCGAAAAAGCGGTGCGCCGGTTTGCCGACCGCTCCACCGCCGAGCGCCGCTGCCGCGAGGTGCTCACCGCGCTGCGTGTGCCTTCGGCCAAGATGCTGAAGCAGAAGCTCAGCGCCACCGAGTCCGCGGCCGGCGCGGCGGCCCCCCGCCCCGCCATGCGCGCCTCGCTCGCGCTGGACCGCACACTGTTGTGCGTTGAGACGGGCGAGACCTGGAAGAACGCATTCCGCATGTGGCGGGCGCACCCTGACTGGCTCACCGGGGCGCAGGTCGACCGGCTGACGCTCACGCTGTACGCGGCTGCCAAGCGCGGCGAGGCCGCCGCAGTGACAATCAATGGGCGCGCTTTCCGCCTGCTCAACGTGGCGGGGGCAGCATGAGCGGCACGGTCTTTACCGAACTGTCGCTAGACCGCGGCCGCGTCCGCTGGGAGCAGCACCTGGGCACGCTCACCCCGTGGGAGCTGCGCGGCGGGGTGTGGTTCAAGCGCGATGACTACTTCGCTCCGCTGGGCTACGGCGGCCCGAATGGCAGCAAGATGCGCCAGCTGATCTGGTACGTCAACCGGTTCCGCCCGGGCAAGTCGCACATCGTCACCGGGGCGAGCATTCAGAGCCCCCAGCTCAGCATGTCGGCGATTGTCGGCGCGCACTACGGGCTGCCCGCCCGGCAGGTCGTCTACAGCAAGCCCGACACCGTGCTCCGGCACGAGAACCCGCGCATAGCCTACGGGTTCGGCGCCGGGTTCGAGTACGCGAGCGGGCCGTACAACCCGATCATCCAGCGCCGGGTGACGGACCTCACGCTGCCCGATTCGCTAGTCGTCGAGTACGGCATCACCGTGCCTCACGAGCGGTACGACGCCGACACGGTGCGCAAGTTCCACGAGGTCGGCGCCCACCAGCTGCAGAACCTGCCCCCCGAGGTGACTAAGCTGATTGTGCCCGCCGGCTCGTGCAACTCGCTGTGCAGCATACTGCTCGGGCTATCGCGTGACCCGAAGAACGTGAGCGAGCTGCTCACCATCGGCATCGGCCCCGACAAGCTGCCCTGGGTGCGCGCTCGGCTACGGCACATCGGCGTCGACCCCGAGCGGCTGCCGTTCCAGTGGGACCACCGCAGCCTGCACACCACCGGCTACAGCAAGTACAGCGACAAGTTCACTGGCGAGCAGTACGAGGGCATCGCCTTCCACCCCACCTACGAGGCGAAGATGTGGCGCTGGCTGCGCCAGCACGACCCGCTCGGCAACGTGCTACCGCGTAACGGCTCGGCCGGGTTCTGGATCGTCGGCTCGGCCCCCAACCCCAAGGTGATTGAACCGTTCTACACACGGAAGGAACAACCATGACCGTAGTTTCGACCTGGCCGCTCACCCCCGCCGAGCGCGAGCTCCGCGACGAGGTGGCGCTGCGGCTTTATGTGCAGATGCATAACAACCCCGAGACAACCTATGCCGAGGACGCTGAGGATGCATTCAGCGCCGCCAACGCATTCATCAAAGTGAGGCGCGAATGGAACAACGTGTTTTGACCGATTACCGAGCGCCCGAGCACCGGCGCGAGTACTTTCACTCGCTGTACCGGCTGAACCTGCAACACGGGGTCATGCCCGGATTGGTCTACCTGTACATGCCTGCGCTGGCGCAGGAGCACGGCTGGGGTGCGGAGCAGCGGCTGTGGTTTGCCTTTCTGAACGGCATGACGCAGAACCCCATCACCTCGCTGCGGTTGATGCACCGGCTGCCCGCGGTGCCCCCAGCGGGCGCGCCGCTCACGGGGTTTAGCGAGTGGTTCAACGCGGAGTGGGACACGCTCCAGTTTGACACCGACCGCCGGTACCAGAAGCGCGACACCGTCGACTCGATCAAGGCCTACGCCGCCGCGGTGGCCCGCCACGGCACGCAGGAGGCAATGCTCACCGGCAAGACCTACGCCGAGCTCTGGGCGCTCGTGCGCGACGAGTACCGCTCGTTCGGCCGGCTGTCGGCGTTCAGCTACCTGGAGTACGTCTACTTGAACGGGTTCGGCGCCGACTGCGATGACTTGCTCTTCCACGACAAGAGCGGCAGCAAGTCGCACCGCAACGGTATGCTGTTCCTGCTCGGGCAGGACGCGCTGGTCTGGGACCGGCGGCAGCCCGAATCGCACAGCGGCGACTACCCCGAGTTCAAGAAGATGTGCCGCTGGCTCAACGACCAGGCCGAGGCGTACCTGCGGGAGTTCTACACCACCCGCTACCCGCACCACACGGTGAGCAAGTTCACGCTCGAGAGCAACCTGTGCACGTTCAAGAATCACTTCTTCGGTCGGCGCTACCCGGGCGTGTACGCCGACATGGCCTGGGAGCGGATACTGTGGGCAGAGGCGCGAGGCCAGGCCGAGTTCGCCGCGCCGTTCCGCCGCCTGCGCGAGGAGCTGCTGCCCGAGTGGCTGCGCGCCGAGTGCGAACACCAACCACTGACGCTGGTACAGAAGGCCGCGCTGTTCCCGCAGACCGGCTACCCGTACCGGGGGGAGCACTTCCTGTGAGGCACCAAGTCATCAACATCCGCGGCTGCAACGGCAGCGGCAAGACTACGATCGTGCGGCGATTCCTCGAGCGGTTGCCCGCGGTGCCGCTGGGCGGCCGGCCCGAGCGCCCGCTGGGCTACGCGGTGACCGCCAACGCCTGGGGCATCGCCGCTCCGGTGTACGTTGTGGGCTCGTACGAGAACGCCTGCGGCGGCACCGACGGCATCAAGACTCAGGACGAGATTGTTGACCGTGTGCGCCGCGCCCATGCCTGCGGGCATGTGCTGGTGGAGGGGCTGCTTATGAGCAAGAGCAGCGACGGGGGCACCTGCGCCCCGGCGTTGCGCGAGCTGGGGGGCATATTCGCCTTCCTGGACACGCCGTGGGAGGTCTGCCTCGAGCGGGTGCTCGGCCGGCGCGCCGCCGCAGGTAATGACAAGCCGTTCGACCCCGACAAGACCATGCGCACCGCGTACGACCAGTGCCACCGCTCGGCCGAGCTGCTCACTGCGGCGGGCGGCTACGACGTGCGCCGCCTGCCCTGGCAGGATCCCGTCACGCGGGTGGTCGAATGGCTGCGGGAGGCCGAGCAATGATCGGCAGCTGCCCTTTCAAAATGCCCGAGCAGGCCGACGCGGTGCGCTCGCTGGACACGTTCTTGTACTTCGTTTGGGAGCGCGAGGCCATACGCCTCGCTCGCGAGAACGACATCCCCCGCGAGCGCTGGACCGCGGACCCGGTTCTCGGCGCGCTGAAGTTCTGCAACATCCGCCGCCGGGACGACCGCGTCACGCAGTGGGTCGTGCGGCACGTCATTCGGCCGCACTACCAGCGCGCCGACTTATGGTTCACGCTGCTCGCGGTGCGGCTCATCAACTGGCCGCCCACGCTGGCGGAGCTGCTGGAGCGCGGGGTGTTGCCCTGCAGGCCGGCGGATTTTGATGCCGACCGGTTCGTGCGTACGATTGAGGACCGCAAACGCCAGCAGCCCAAGGTGTACTCCAGCGCGTACATGGTGTACCCGACGGGCGCCGTCGGCCGTCTCAAGTCCGAGTCGCTCGCCCGTGTAATTCTGCCCGCGGCGGCGGGTGTAGCGAGCGAGGTGCACGCTGCGCTCCGCGAGCCGAGCGTAGAGCGGTTCACCGTAGCCCTGGCCAGCGCCTATGGCGTGAGCACGTTTATGTCTGGGCAGGTGGCGGCGGACCTCACCTACTCGCTCGGCCAGCTGGGCCGCGCTACCGACCTCTACACCTGGGCGCCGGTGGGCCCGGGCAGCAGCCGAGGGCTAAACTACCTGCGCGGGCGGCCGCTGGGCGCGCAGTGGGCGCAGGCGGACTTCAACAGCGAGCTCATCGAGCTGCGGTCGGCCATCGTGCGCGAGCTACACATTATGGACCTCACGCTGCACGACGTGCAAAACTGCCTCTGCGAGTATAGCAAATACGCGCGGGCCATGCTGGGCGACGGCGCGGCGCGCAACCTTTACCACCCTGAGACGGAGTTCTAAGCCATGGAATTCAAAGTGCGTAACGTCAACCAGGCCTTCGGCGAGATATTCTGGAAGTTCAAAACGCTGAACTTGCAGCCCGAACCGACGCGTAACGGCCCCGCGCTTGTGTACCCGGAGCTGGTGACCACGGTGTACGCCTGCCCGGCGGAGCGGGTGTTGTTTCACGCGGGGCGGGACTGCAACCCGGTGTTTCACCTGCTGGAGGCGGTGTGGATGCTCGCCGGACGCAACGATGTCGCATTCCTCAAGCAGTTCAACCATCGCATGGGTGACTTCAGCGACGACGGCAAGACCTTTAACGCGGCCTACGGCCACCGTTGGCGCTCGCACTTCGGCCGCGACCAGCTGGACGAAGTGATAAGGCTGCTGCGGCGAGACCCCACCACGCGCCAGGCGGTGGTGCAGATGTGGGACGCGGCGGACCTCAGCCGCAAGACCCGCGACAAGGCCTGCAACACGCAAGTCGTCTTCGACATCCGGCAGGACCGGTTGAACATGACGGTATTCAACCGCAGCAACGACCTGTGGTGGGGCGCCTACGGCGCCAACGCGGTGCACTTTAGCATGCTGCAGGAGCTGGTCGCCGCGGCCACCGGCCACCGCATCGGCGTGTACCGCCAGGTTTCGAACAACTTGCACCTGTACACCGAGCTGTACGACGCCGCGCGCTACCTGCACTCGCCCCCCGCCGCCGACGAGTACGATCACTACTCCGCCGGGGCGGTGCGTCCCGCGCCGCTAATGCTCGGGGCGGAGTACCGGTTGTTCCTCACCGAGTGTGAGATGTTCTGCGAGGACCCATTTAACGAGCGGCTGCGGTATGCGAACCCGTTCTTCGAGCACGTGGCACGGCCCGCGGCGCTGGTGTCGCGCACTCGCCGCACGCACTCGGGCGACGGCCGCAGCTACGCCGCCAAGATTCGCGCCGAGGACTGGCGCCGGGCGGTGCTCGAGTGGATCGACCGGCGTGAAAACGCCCGCCGCTTGAGCGAGGAGGCAGTGAAAAAATAACGCTTGCCTTCGGCGCGCGGGCGCCCCTAAAATTGCCCGCATAACTTCTAACTGGAGAACTCCGACTGTGAAAAAATCACTTGAATTCATACTTGGTGGTGCGGAGGTCGTGCGCTACCACACCGTGCACACACTGCAGCGCGAGACCGTGGGGCACCACTCGCACGGGGTGGCCTGCTTGGCGTTGGTGCTGGACGAACACGCCAGCCGCGAGCTGCTTATGGCGGCGCTGATGCATGACCTGGCGGAGCAGCACACCGGCGACATCCCCTCCCCCGCCAAGCGCGAGTACGGCATCGGTGACCAAGTGGACCGGCTTGAGCGCCGGCTCATGGAGGAGGCCGGGCTGCGCTATCCGCGGCTAACCGCCGATGACGCCCGCACCCTCAAGCTGGCGGACATAGCGCATGGGGCGCTTTTCTGCGTGCGCGAGATGAGCCTGGGCAACCGGCGGCTCCGCGCCGTGTACGACCGCTACATGAGCTACGCGCAGCAGATGTTGCTCAAGGGGGTGGAGTGGGACCTGTTCAACCTCATCGGGGAGATGCGCCGTGAGTGCGAATGAGAAGCAAGTGGCCGGGCAGCACTACCGCGCCGCAATACAACACTGGGACTACGTGGTGTCGAACGACCTGGACTACTTCCAGGGGCAGATCACAAAGTACGTGACGCGGTGGAAAAAGAAGAACGGCCTCACTGACCTGCTGAAGGCGCAGCACTTCCTCGAGAAGTACATCGAGGTCGCGCGCGCCGCGGCCGAGGACGACGGCAGCGCCCCCAGCGCGGGCTACGTGAACCAAGACCGATGAGCACCTGGGTGTTTGACACCGAAACGCTACCCAATCGCACGCTGTTCTGCGCCCTGAACGCGGACAGCGGCGAGTGGTTCGACCTCTGGCGTCACGAGCCGGAAGCGCCGGCGCGGCTGCGCGAGTTCTTGCAGCAGCCGGACGCCACGTTCGTCGGGTTCAACAGCCGAGAGTTTGACAACGTGGTGGTTGCGGCGTTCTGCGCCGGCCGTTCCGAGTCGGAGATAAAGCGCATCGCCGACGCGATCATCAACCAGCGGCTCGCCCCTTGGGCGGCGCTGCGCCAGTTCATGCTGCCGGAGCTGAAGTTCGACTGGATCGACCTCATCGAGGTCGCGCCTTCGTTCGTCGGGCTGAAGGCCTACGGCGCGCGCATGCACATGCCCCAGCTGCAGGACATGCCGATCGAGCACGACCAGCCGCTGCCCCCGGAGCGTGAGGTGGAGCTGCTCGGCTACTGCCATAACGACGTGGAGACCACCGCGGAGCTGCTGCGGCGGCTGGACGCGGAGCTTATGCTCCGGGTGGAGATGAGCCGCCGGTACGGCGTCGACATGCGCAGCAAGTCCGACGCGCAGATGGCCGAGCAGGCCTACGTCACGAGCATGGGCCTGCGCCGGCAGGACCAGCCTATACCGCCCACGGTGCGCTACCGGCCGCCGGAGTTCCTGCGGTTTGCGGACCCCACGCTACAAGCGCTGCTCGAGCGCGTATCCGAGCACACCTTTGACGTGAACAGCAAGACCGGGCACGTGGTGCTGCCGGACTTTCTGGGCGGGGTGACGGTGCGGTTCGGCGCCGGGGAGTACCAGCTCGGCGTGGGCGGCATTCACAGCGTGCACGACCGCCAGGTGTGCTATGTCGCCGGGGAGGACGTCATATGCGACCTGGACGCGGCGTCGTTCTATCCGAGCATCATTCTTGAGTGCGGGTTCGTGCCTGCGGCGCTCGGCCAGCCGTTCATCGACGAGTACCGCAAGATTTACGAGCGCCGCCTAGCCGCCAAGCGTTCGGGCGACAAGGTGACCGACGCCACGCTGAAGATCGCACTCAACGGCACATTCGGCAAGCTCGCCAGCCGGTACTCGGTGTTGTACTCGCCGGACCTGATGCTCGCGGTGACGCTCACCGGGCAGTTCACGCTGCTGATGCTAATCGAGCGGCTCGAGGCCGCCGGAGCCACCACCCTGTCAGCCAACACCGACGGCATCGCTGTGCGCTATTCTCGGCAACTGGAGAGCGAGATTCAGCGCGTGGTGGCTGAGTTCGGTGCGCTGTCGCGGTTTTCGTTCGAGTTCACGCCGTATCGCGTGTTGGCGATGAAGGACGTTAACAACTACATCGCCGTCAAGCCCGACCGCTCGCTCAAGGTCAAGGGCATCTATGCTCCGTTGTCGCTCAAGAAGAACCCCACCGCGCAGGTCGCGGCCGATGCGGTAGGGCAGTGGCTCGCGCACGGCACCCCGCTGGAGCAGACAGTTCGCGCGGCGCCGTTCTGCGACTTCATCAGTGCGCGCAACGTCACCGGCGGCGGCGAGCAGCTCGGCCAGCGGCTGGGTCGCGTGGTGCGCTGGTATCAGAGCAACGACCCCGCGCTGGAGCCCATCCGGTACAGCAAGAACGGCAACAAAGTGCCCAAGACCGACGGCGCCCGCGCCTGCATGCAGCTGCCCGACAAGGTGGCGCACCCGGCCGACTTGGACTACGAATGGTATCGCCGCGAGGCGGTGAAGATCGCCGTCGCGGTCGGCTGCGAGCGTTACCTGAGCGCCGAGGAGCTCGCGCTCATCGCCCCACCACCCAAGCAACGCAATCAACGCAACAAGGCTGAAAATGGAACCCGGTAACACTCGCACCGTCTTCGTGGTGCAAGTCGACAACAGCAAAGACCTCAGCGACGCCAAGCGCTACGGCCAGCTGCGCGCTGTGTTTGGCAATCCGCGCAAGCCGTACGAAACCGACCGCATGGTGCGCGCGGCGCGGCGGGTGCTCCGCGACTACCAGCCGGGCGACTACCTGCTGATGATTGGTGACCCGGCGCTCTGTGCGGTGTGTGCGGCGCTGGTAGCTGAGGTCAGCCCGGTGGTGCAGCTGCTCAGCTGGGACCGCAACCTGTTCCGCTACCTGCCCCAGCGGTGGGACCTGGACTATGCCGCGTTCGCCGACGACGAACCGGCCGACGATTTCCCCATGGCGGATGACTAACCGCCTCACTTCAGAAAGGAGAAACAAAATGTCAAAAGAGAAGAGTGCAACTGCAGCGGCAGCCGCGCCGCCCCCGCCCGCCTGGCAGGCCGCCCTGCGTCGTGGCCCCCAGGCCGTACCCCCGCGGGTGGTCATTTACGGCGGCCACGGCATCGGCAAGTCCACGCTGGCGAGCCGCTTTCCGGATCCGATCTTCATTAGCACCGAGGACGGTCTCGACTCGCTGGACGTGACGAGCTTTCCCCGCGCGCAGCAGATCAGCGACGTAGTGGAAAACATCAAGACCCTGATCAAGGAGGAGCACTCGTTCCGCACCGTGGTCATCGACTCGGTGGACTGGCTCATTGAGCCGCTCATCGTGAGCCACGTTGAGGCCTCGCACGAGGCGAAGGACCTGGCCTACGGCAAGGGCCAGATGCTCGTCGCGGAGGAGTTCCGCGAGATACTGCAGGGGTTGGACGTGCTGCGTCACAAGCGCGGCATGAACGTGGTGCTCATCGCTCACGCGGCGGTGGTGCGGTTTGAAGACCCCCGCACCGAGCCCTACGACCGCTATCAGCCTAAGCTGCCCAACCGCTGCAACGCGCTGCTGCAGGAGTGGGCGGACGTGATCGCCTTCGCGGCGTTCAAGGTCATCATTCGCAAGTCGGACACCGGGTTCAACAACCAGAAAACCCGCGGCGTCACCACCGGCGAGCGGCTGCTGCACTTCACTGACAACCCCGCCTTCGCGGCCAAGAACCGCTTCAACTGCCCGGACGAGGTCGAGATGTCGATCGAGAACCTGGAAAAGCTGATCCCCATCGCTAAGTGAACCCCAACGAAAGGACAAATTACCATGGCTAAGTTTGGCTTCGACGTCGCTGACGTCACCCCCGACTCCGGCGCCCCCGCCGGCGGCAATTACGACCCCATTCCCGAGGGCGAGTACCATCTCAAGGCTATCGACGCCGAGGAGCGCCCCACCAGCCGCGGCGACGGCAGCTACATTAAGGTGAAGTTCGAGGTGCTCAAGGGCGAGCACGCCGGCCGCTGGCTGTGGCAGAACTTCAACATCAACAACCCCAGCCCCCGCGCGCAGCAGATCGGCCGCCAGCAGCTCGTGGCCTGGGCGGCGGCCTGCGGCCGGCCCGAGGCCGACGACACCGACAAGCTGCTCGAGCGGCCGTTCCGCGCCGATGTGATGATCGAGAAGGGTAACGCCGGGTACAAGGACAGCAACCGCATTCGGGCGTTCCTGTTTGAGCAGGCGGGCGCGGCGCCGGCCCCTGCGCCCCGGACCCCGGCCGCGCCGCGGGCAGCCGCTCCGGCGCCGGCACCCGCCGCCGGTGGTGCAAAGAACCCCTGGGACTGAGCGCGCCGCCGTGCTCGAGCATGCTCTCTGCCTGGTGCTCGCTGCGGCGGCCGCGTACGCGGGTTACCGCTGCGGGCGCTGGGTTGAGAGCTGCAAGCGCTGAAACACTATGAGGTGGCCTAGAGCACAGCGGTCAGCCTACACGCGTAAGCCGGCGTTGATCGGCGTCGTTACCTTTACCCAACACGCTTACGGTGGCGTTTCCTGTGCTGCGGCGTCCTGAGCGGAGGGGGCGGGTGGGCGCCCGCCCGACCCCCTGGCGCTCGAATTGACTTAGGAGTTCAAGGACCATGGTAGCTATTCCGCCCAAGCCCGAGCAGCAAGTGATTGACCGGGTGTACATGGCGATCGAGAAAGAAAAGACAAAGCCCGAGCTGTACCTGGGTCGGCTGGGGTCGTCGTTCATCGGCGAGGAGTGCCTGCGCCAGGTGTGGCTCGACTGGCGGGGGTTCGCCCGGGAGGAGTTCGAGGGGCGGATGCTCAGGTTGTTTGAGACCGGCCACCTGCAGGAGGCGCGCATCGTAGCCGACCTGCGCCGGGCGGGGTTTGCGGTCTGGGACCAGCAGCCCGACGGCCGCCAGTACGAGTGGCAAGACGCCTCGGGGCACTTCATAACCAAGGTGGACGGCGTCGTCAAGGACGTACCCGAGAGCGACAAGCCGCACCTGCTTGAGGTTAAGACGCACAACAAGAACAGCTTCTCCGCGCTGCAGAAGAAGGGCGTGCAGGAGGCCAAACCCACCCACTACGCGCAGATGCAGATCAGCATGGCGCTCGGCGGCTTTACCCGTGCGCTCTACGTCGCGGTGTGCAAGGACGACGAGCAGTTCTACGTTGAGCGCATCCGCGAAGACAAACCCGAGCAGGAGAAGCTGCAGCGCAAGGTCGTCAGACTGGTTGAGGCGCGGCTCCGCCCCGCGGGCATCAGCGACGACGGCAGCAGCTTCGGCTGCAAGTACTGCGCCCAGCGCCGGGTTTGCACCCGCGAGGTTGAACCGCTACGCCACTGCCGCACGTGCACGATGTGCACCCCGGGGCCGGAGGGCAAGTGGGTTTGCGAGCTGAACAAGGACACGCTCAGCCTAGACCGCCAGCGCCTGGGCTGCGAACACTACGAGGCGCTATGATGATCACCGTCGGCATAGACCCCGGCCTGGACGGCGCGGTGGGCATACTGCGCGACGGCGCCTACCTCGCCGTTGAGGACATGCCGGTCGTCACCAAGGGCGCGGGCACCGTCAAGCGGGAGGTAGACCCCGCGGGGCTCATCGCGCTGCTGCGGCAGCACGTGCCGGCCGACTCGGCCGCGGCGGTGGCGCTTGAGCGGGTGAACGCCCGGCCCGGGCAGGGCACCTCGTCGGTGTTCAGCCTCGGCGACTCGTTCGGCTGTGCGCGTTCGGCGGTGGCGGCCTGCCGGTTCGAGCTCGTGTACGTGGTCCCCGCGCAGTGGAAAAAACACTTCAAGCTGCCGAGCGACAAAGAGGTCGCCCGGGCGTTGGCGGTGCGGCTGTTTCCCGGTGCGCCGCTACACCTCAAGAAGCACGCAGATCGTGCCGAGGCGCTCCTGCTCGCCCGTTGGCTACACGAGGCCCACCACGCGTGAGCTGGGAGCTTATACGGCAGCTGCTAGGCCCGGGGCTGCACTGGGGCCGGACGCAGGCCGAGCTGCGCGCAGCGATTGCCGAGGCCGAGCGCCTGGGCGAGGCGGACGCCGCCGAGCACTTACGCATCATCCTGCGCCTGCGCAACGACGTCTGCATGGAGCGGGAAGAAAAGACCCCCGCAGCCCAGGAGAGGGAAAGCTGCGGGGGCCAAAACCCGGGCGCCTCGAGGGGAGACAAACCTGCGCCCGGGGCAACTGCAAGCTGAGTTTAACGCTGGCCGGCGCGCTGGCGATCTTCGGCGGCGACGTCTTCCTCCAGGCTGCGGCTGAGCGGCAAGTTTTCTTCTTTGCCAACGTCGCGCTCAAGCCTGCGCTCGGGCCCCTCGGGCAGCGGCGCCGGGGGTAGAGCTGCGGTGGTGCCTGTCACTGCGCCGGCCTCAGCCGCCGAGGCACGCACCGCCCGCGGCACGGCCGCGGCGTTCATCTTCTCCAGCGCCTGCACCACTGCAGCTACTTCGGCCGGGTCGCGCGCCGTGAGCATGCGCGCCAGCTGCTCAGCGGTTTTCTCGGTCATCTGCGCCTTGCTAATCGCGCCCAGCACCAGTGAGGACAAGCCCCCGCGAGCGCCACCGGTCACGGTGCTCTCAATGGCCTCGCCCAGGCTTGAGCCGCTGCCCTGAATGGCCGCGATCAGCTGCTGGTTCTCGGCGGTGTCCGAGCCGCCCAGAATGCGGCTGGCCTGCGTGTAGAGCTGCGACTCGCGCTCCAGCGCCGCCTTGAACAGCTTGAACTCGGCCGGGCTGTCAAACAGCGGCTGCATCTTCGCTTGAAGTTCGGGCGAGCCGATGAGCCGCTGCGCGGCGTTGAAGTTGCCCGACGGGTCCATCACCTTGGAGTACAGGTTGCGCGCCACCCCGGTGCGGAAGGCTTCTTTCTCGCTGGGCGTCATACCCGCCACCATCTTGATGACCTGCTCATGGTCGAGCTTGTTAAAGTCGTTGAACCCGCGGCGCAGCGAGTCAATCACCTCCATGTCGCCCGCGTAGCCCTTGAGCGCGGTGCCGTACTCGGGCACGGTAGTCTTCAGCGTGTCGCGCAGTTCGTTGCGGATGTCTTTGAGCACGCCGATGTTGGCGCGGGTGGCGGCGTTCTCCGAGGCGTAGCCGGTCTTGATCTGCGCATCCAGCGCCCGCTTCATGTAGTCCAGTGTACGCACATCGGGCACTTCCTTAGTGCGTAGCCCCACCACGCTGCCGTCCGGCGCGGTGATGAACTCGTAAACCTCGCGCAGCTTGAACTGGCTGGGATCTTCACCACGAATCTTGGCCAGCGAGGCCTCGGCGTCAGCAATCTTGCGGGCGGTGTCCCAGGCGCTCTTCATCTCCGGGGTGTCCACGATGCGCATGATCTTCGGGTCTGACACCTCGCCCACCGCGTAGGCCGCGTCGTACATGCCACGGGCTTTGTTGCGCAGGTCGCTGACGAGTTGCTCCTCCTCGGCGTAGAAATCCTTAGGCTTGAGCCCTCGGACCGTCTGCTGGTAGGCGCGCTCGCGGGCGCCCAGCTTCTGGCGGCCGAGTTGCTCCTCCAGGCGCTCGGTGCCGGGGCCGCCCACCTTGGCGGCGCCCCGGGCCAGCCGGGCAGTGGCGGGGCTGACGTTGGCCACCATGGACGGCACCCCCATGGCGCGGTCGGCGGCCATTGCCGCCTCCATCTGCTGCGGGGTCATGCCGGTGCGCTGCTGTACCGCCTCGCCCAGCAGCCGGGTGGCGCGCTCCTTGGCGGCGCCTTCGGTGGGGAAAAGTCGCTCTCGGGTCCAGTTCAAGCCACCTTTCACCGTGCGCATAACGGCCGGCGTGGCCACCCCGAGCACCCCACCGATGAGCGTGCCGGTGCCCGCCCCGCTGAGGCGGTCACCCTCCTCAGCCGAGCCGGCTCCGGACACCGCTCCCGTGGCAGCACCCATGGCGCCCAGCCGCGCCAGCGCCCCGGCGGTGCTGCGGGTGAGCTGCGCGGCGCCGGCCGGCTGCCCCCCGGGCACCAGCATGGCCGCCACCCCGGGCAACGCCCCGCCGGCGAACTCCAAGGCTCCCGAGGTGAACGGGTTCCGCGCCGCATATTGCGCGTACTCGCCGCGGATCTTCTTGAGCTGGTCCTCATAGCTGCCCTGGCCCATGCGCGAGCGCAGCCACGCTTCGGCCTCGTCGCCCCAGCCCATGCCGAGGCCCTGGCCCAACGCGGCGCGGGCCGCTCCGGTGAGGTTGTCTGCCATGTTACTCGGCCTCCGTCTTCTCGCCGTACAAACCGGCCTTGATGTCTTCCAGGCGCCGGCGGTGGGCCGCCCGGCGGTCGCGCAGCACGCGGAAGGCGTTCTTCAGAATCTGCTCGCGCTCCTCGCGGCTCTTGGCGCCGATGCCCGAGAGGTCCATCAAGATGGCCCGCTCGCCTTCGGTCGGCGCACCGCCGAACGTGGCGCGGAGCTTGGCCAGCGCCTGCTCGCCCAGCAGGTTCTCCATTTCTCGCGTGGCGATGAGCTTCTTGTCCTTGCTGCCCGCGGCCTCCAACACCTTGCGCTGCGCCATGTCGGGCAGCGAGGCGTCGAACGCCTTAGGGCTGAGCTCGTAAGCCCGCTGCAGCATGCTGAGCGCGGAGTCGGCCGACTGTACAAGGTCTTCCGTCTCAGTCTTGAGCTTGACCTCACCCGGGGTGAGCTTCTTGGTCGCGGCCTCGGCGCGCACATCTTTCTTCTGCGCCAGCGCGAGCTGCGCAGCTGCGGTGCTCATCTGCGCCACCATGGCGTTGATCTGCGTCATCTGCTGGTCGATGCGGGTGTCGCTGATCTGCTTGACGCGGGCCTGGAACTCCGGCGTGCCGGGGGTGAGGCCTTCGTCCTGCGCCTGCTTGCCTGCCGAGCTGACGGGGTCGTTCTTCTTGACCCACTCCTTGAGCAGCTCGGTGGCCACGGCGCGTTTGGATTCCTCTTCCTTTGCGGCCAGCCCGCGCAGGGTGGTGACGTCCTCCTTGGCGCCCTGCATGCGTGCCTGCTGCGCGGTGAGCCCGAGCTGCAGCTTTTGCGCGGCGGAGGCCCGGGCGGCTTCGCGCTCGGCTTTCTTTTGCTCGGCCACTGCGCCTGCGGCCTTGCCCAGGCCCTCGCCAAAGCTGCCGGTCTTGCCCGGGTCGGCGAACGCCGCCGCAAGCCGGAAGTACAGCTCGGATTTGGACGGCGCTTGCTCCGGCTGCGCAATCGCCTGCTGCAGCAGCCGCTCAAACGCAGCCGTCTCGCGCTGCGCGGCCTGCCTGGCAGCCGCCAGCTCCTGCCCGTAGTTCATGCCGCCGGCACCAGGCTGCATGTACTTGGCGAGCATGCTCTCTAGGTTCATCGGCTGCGGGGCGGCCGCGGGTGCTCCCGTAGCTGCTGGAGCCGTTATGGGCGCAGCACCCACCCCGGACGGCGGCTGGGCGCCATACTCTTCGGCCAAAGTTGCGAAGTCTTTGTCCCGGTCGCTGTCGGTGTTCAGCCCACCGATCTGGAACCGCTTGAGCTTCACTGCGCCGCCCTTGGCAAAGTTGTACCCCTGGCCACGCATCCAGTCAATGTCAGCCTGCGAAGTGCCCTGCGCCATCAGCTGGTCGGGCCTTACCCCCTGCGCGTTGAACCAGGAGATCTTCTTGGCCGGGTCGTAGCTACCCCAGTCAGACGGCAGCAATGACATCAAATCCCTGGGTCCCGCAACTTGTGCCGCGGGGGAAGTGGTGGGTTGAGTCACGGGCAGCGAAGTAGTAGCGGCCTGGGTGGCGGGCAGGGCAGTTGTTGCCGTTTCACCTGGCGGCAAGAAACTTTGTATATTTCCCGCCCGGGCGTTGGGGTTGTCCGCGTTTACGGTCGGCAACGCAGACAGGTCGTTTACGGTTCCACCAAACTCAGAAGCATATTTCCGTGCCTCGGCCAACGTGCCAAAAGAAGCGGCGCTGCCTCCTCTGTTCACGATATAAGGCCGGTGCCCAGCCTTCATGCTTATCGTGGGGGCCAGCTTTTCGGGCAAAATTTGCGCGCTGGATCTTGTCAGGGCTGAGGGCTTGAGGCCGAGAGACCGCGCCAGCTCTTGGTCAGCTTTAAGCCCCTCTAAGGCTCCGGGGCCTTTGATTGCAGCGAGCGGGTCTTTGGTCCAGTCGTACACGGTTCCGTAACCGCCCGCGGCGAGATCTTCAAAATCTATTCCATGGTCGGATCCGGATCCTCGGTATAGGTCTCCCGGTTTATAGCCTATCTTATTAAACTCCAGTCCCTGCCCTATCCCCAAGGCGTCGTTGATGTTGATTCCGTACTTTTGAGCGTTACGCAAAAGTTCGGGGGCGCTGAATACAGAAGAAGAGAGCTTTTCACCGGCTTCGTTGTAATAGCTAATAGCTTGAGGCTGTCCTCTGAGGTCCAACGTTACCCCCAACCTGCCGGACCGCAGAACGGGCGTTTTGTAGTCTGCCCCCACGTACCAGCTAGCGCCGGTTTGAGCGGCGGGCATTGCTTGGGTTTCTTGAGCGGCAGAAACGCCCCCCGCCGGCTGCTCACTCGGCGTTTGTGCTGCCGGCTGCCCCGCGCCGCCGGCCGCGCTGGCGGTGCGCACGGTAGGTGTACCGGTATAGCGTTCGGCCATCTGCCCCAGCGTTTGCACCGGCTCGGCCGATGCAGCCGATTGGGCAGCGGGTACGGCACTGGCAGCACCAACCGCTGTTCCGCCGGCTGCCGCCGCGGACGGGTTGTAGCCGTTGCTGGCCATCCAGTCGATGTCGGCCTGGGGCACGCCGGCGGCGCGCAGTTCGGTCGCGGTGACTCGGTTCTGGTTAAACCAGCGGATTTTCTCCTGCGGATCGGTAATCCCGCTCCACCCCGCAGGGAGCATGGCTTTGACGTCGCGCACCGATGCCGCAGCCGGAGCAGCGACCACCGCGGGGGCGGCGGTGACAACGCCTAACGGCTTGACGGTGGGTTGTGTTCTGACGTCGGGTTGTGCCGGGGCGGGTGTGGGTGCGGGCGTGCCGAACCGCGATTTGCTCACCAGGTAGGCCCAGTCAGCGTCCGATTGCCTGCCGTAGGCTTGTTCAGCCATGGTGCGCGCCTGGGCATCGGTCAGCCCCGCAGCGCGCAGGCGTTCGTACTCGGCAATCTTTTGCGCCTCGGTGGTCAGCCCGGTGCGAATGGTCAGCCCGGCGCTCGGCGCCGGAGTGGGCGACGGGGCAGGCGTGGCGCCCGGGGCAGGGGCCGGAGTGGGCGCGGGCGGGAACGCCTTACCGCGCAGGTATGCCCAGTCCGCGTCCGTCTGCGGACCAATCGTCCGCCCCACCTCGGCGCGCACCTCGGCGTCGGTGTAGCCCTGATTGATGAGCGAACGGTACAGCGAGATTTTCTGCGCCTCAGAGAAGTTCCGCGCCACAGGGTCAATGTTGCCGTAGGTCGGCGAGCGCAGCTGGTTGCCGAAGTAGCTGCCCATGGCGCGGTACAAGTCCTCGCCGCCCAGCCCCCAGCGGGCCATCTCAGCGCCGATCGCTTGGTCGCCGACGTAGGGGTTCTCGCCAAAATACTTGCGGATGTTGGCGTTCATGCCTTCCAGGCCGATGCCCCCCGGGGCGGTAGCCGCCCGGTAGGCGGCCGAGCGCGGCGGCTGTAGGCCCATCGCGTTGCGAATGTCCAAGTCGGACACGCCCCACTCGTTCTGCGCCTCCCGCACCTGCGCGGGAGTGGCGTTGGGGTTAGCCGCAAACCAGTCCCGAATCTTGCGGTTCATCTCATCTTGCCCCACGCCACCCGGCGCCATGGCGGCCCGCTGCGCGGTTGAGAATGTCACCGCCGGCGGGGTGGTAGGAGTACCAGTCTGGAACTGCTCCTGCAGGTACATCGGCGTGCTCGCGAGCCTCCGCTGGTAGTCCTTGACGTACTGGTCGTAGACAGACTGGTCGGTCGCGTAGCGCTGCTGCAGCTGCTCAAACTGCGCCGGCGTGAGCTTACCCTCACCGGTGCCCACCATTTCAGCATACGCCCCCGGCGGCAGCGCGCCGCTGTAAGGCGCGATGGTCGGGGTGGACACCCCGTACTGCTGCATCAGCCGATTGAGTTCGAATCCCATACCGTGTTCTCCTACTGTGCCGACTTTAGCCGCCCGTCAGACCCTTGTACGCAAACAACCCGGAAGCCAGCTGCGACAGCGGAGACGGCGCAAATTGCGTCGTGTAGCCTTGCTGCGTGGTGGTCTGCGGCGTGATGGGCGCCATGCCGCGAATCTGCGTGCTCAGGAAGTCAAGCTGCTGCCGGGGGTACAACTGCTGCTCCATGAACTGCTGGTAAGCCATGTCTAGCTGGCGTTGTTGCTGCGCCTGCTGTGCGCCACCGGCGGTCTCCAGCGCGGCCACGTCCGCAGCGCGCATGCCTTGGCCCATCTGCGCCATGTTGGCTAGTTGGCCCAGCGCGCCAGCCTGGCGCTGGTAGTCTGCCGCCTGCGCACCCTGCACCGCCCCTGCGGCGCCCAGGCCGAACTGCTGCTGCGCTTGGCCGGCGCCCATGCGCGCCTGCCCCAGCGCGGCGAGGTTCTGCATCTGCTGCGCGGTGAGCTGGCCTTGCGCCTGCCCGATGTTGGTGAGGTTGGCCATACGCTGGCCCGCCAACTGCCCGGCGGTCTGGCCCAGGTTGGCGTACAGGTTGGCCTGCTGTGCGGCGGCGCCGGTCTGCGCTTGGCCTAGGTTGGTGAGCGCGGCCATCTGCTGCCCCGTGAGCTGGCCGCGGGTTTGCGCAATGTTGGCGAGCGCTTGCTGCTCCTGAGCGGTGAGCTGGCCTCGGGCCTGCCCAGCAGCGAGCAGGTTTTGCGCCTGCTGCCCCGTGAGCTGTCCGGTGGCCTGACCCAGCGCGGTGAGCGCGCCGGCCTGCTGTGCGGCTGCGGCGGTTTGCGCCTGCCCCAGGTTGGTCATGGCGGCGGCTTGCTGTGCGGTGAGCTGTCCGCGAGCCTGCCCCAGGTTGGCTAGGTTCTGCTGCTCTTGCGCAGTGAGCTGCCCGGCGGCCTGACCGGCGGCCAGTTGCGACTGAGCCTGCTGAGCGGTGAGTGCGCCGCGAGTCTGAGCGATGTTGGCCAGGGCTTGTTGGTCCTGTGCGGTAAGCTGGCCTGCGGCCTGCCCGGCGGCCAGCCGGGACTGAGCCTGCTGCGCCGTGAGTTGCCCACGCGACTGCGCAATGTTAGCCAGGGCTTGCTGCTCCTGAGCTGTAAGCTGTCCGGTGGCTTGGCCCGCGGCGAGAAGGCTCTGCGCCTGTTGTGCGGAGAGTTGGCCCCGGGTCTGGCCGATGTTAGCCAGCGCTTGTTGCTCTTGAGCGGTGAGTTGGCCGGCCGCCTGCCCGGTGGCAAGGCGGCTTTGCGCCTGCTGGGCAGCTAGCTGGCCCGCAGTCTGGCCCAATGCGCCGAGCTGCTGTGCGCCTTCCAGCTGACGTTGGATGTCCGCCCCGGCAAGCCCGCCGGCCGTGCTAGCCAGCTGAGCCTGCCGCGCCAAGTCCGCCTGCGAGGCCTGCAGCGCTTGGCCGTAGCCCTGCTGCAGCGCCTGCGACTGCTCGCGCAGCACGGCTTCCTGCGTGTCGCGTAGGGCTCGAGCACCAAACTCGCCCATGCGCGAACCGCCGAACTGCCCAGCGCGGATGAACGCATCGGACACCGCGGATAGCAGGTTCTCGCTCAGGTTACGGGCGCCCTGTCTAGCGATCTGGTCAGCCACCGCCTGCTGGTAGGGGCTCATGTACTGCCCGATGCCGGTGGCGCCGGACTGCGCAGCGCCCTGCAGGTACGGCTGCGCAGCACCCATAGCGCGCTGGCCCATGGCGCCCTGCAGCGCGCCGGCCGCTTGCCCCATGTACGGCTGCGCCGCGCCAGCAATGTTCGCCGCGCCCGCTTCAGCTAGCAAAGGCTGCGCCGCGCCGTACGCGCTCAACCCGGCCGCCCGACCCAGCTCAGGGGCTGCGGCGCCGGTAATGTCTTGCGCGGCGGCCCGCCCAATCATCGGCGCGGCGGCCTGAGCTCCGCTCAGCGCTTCAGCACGGCCGAGCCCGGGAGCGGCTGCACCGTAAATGTCAGCTGCGCCCGCTTGGCCCAGCAGCGGACCCGCCGCCCCGTAGGCGCTCATGCCAGCGGCTTGGCCCAGCTCGGGGGCGGCCGCACCGTAGATGTCGGCTGCGCCGGCCCTGCCAATGTAGGGCGACGCGGCGCCGTAGCCGCTCAGCCCGGCTGCGCGAGCAAAGTCCCCCGCCCCCGCGCCGTAGATGTCAGCCCCGCCGGCACGCCCGAACGCGCCAGCCCCCGCCCCGGCTATGTTGCCGGCGCCGGCCTGCTGAAAGTACGGAGCCGCCGCGCCCGGAATGTTCAACGCGGTGGCGGCTGAAATGTCAGTGCCTGCGGCACGAGAACCGCTCAGCGCTTCGGCCGCGGTTAGTCCGCGCTCGGCCGCGCCCGGCGCGTTCAACAACTGCGCCGAGTAAAACGAACCCCCACCGGCGTTGCCGATGTTTTCGTTCTGCGCCAACATCATGTAGTTGGCCGCTGCGGCCCCCGGGTCAATACCCTGAGCAGTGTTGAATGCGCCCTGCGCCGCGCCGGGAATGTTGTACCCCTCGGCCGCGCTAAACAGGCGCTGCCCCGCGGCGAGCTCGGTAGCCGGCGTGCCCGGCTGCAGGTAGCCCGCCTGGGCGGTCTTCAGCGCCTCGGCGGTGCCCGCTCCAGTCAAACCCTGCATGCCGTACTGCGCGGTCTGCATGGCGGGAGCCCAAGTGCCCTGGTTGGCTTGCACGTTGGTGTAGGCCTGTTGCTGCAGCGGCGAAAGCTCCGCCACGCGGGGCATCGCGTACTGCTGGAAGGGCTGGTTGGCGATGTTCTGCGACCACTGAATCTGGTTGTAGATCGCATCCTGCATCCACTTGGGCGTCTCGCTGGTGGATGTGGTGTAAGAGGGCGCCTGCTGCGGCGTGCCGGAAAACAAACCAGCCATGATGTCACATTCCCTTCATGTAAGCGGCCAACGACTTGGCGTTGGGGCTGAACTTGCCCCGCGCCAGCGCTCGGCCCTTGTGGCGCCGCACTTGGGCGCGGAACTCGTCCAGGCGCTTGGCGCCGGCCTGCGTGGAGCCGTCGCCCAGCAGGGCCACCGTCTCGGCGTCCATCACGTACTCGCCGTCAGACAGCCGGGCGTTGACTGTGTCGTCGCGGCCCGTGCCGCCACCCCGCACCAGCCGCGCCACCTCGCCCAGGCCCCCACGGGCGTAACCGCCGGGTGGCTGCTCCACCGGCTGCTCGGCAGGAGCCGCAGGGCTCGCGGCTGAGGTGGCAGGCGACTTGGCGCCCGGGACGTTGTACGCGCCGGAGGTAACCTGCGGCCAGTAGGTGGCCATGAACTGCGCCAGCGACATGTTGCGCATGTTGGCGTCGTTCTGCATCTTGCTCCAGTCCCACTGAATGCTAGGGCGGTTGAAGTACTCTTGCTGCGCGGGGCTGAGCTGCTGAATGGCTTGCTGTGCGGCGGGCGGGCGCGCCCCTGCTAGGCTGCTGAGCGTTGCAAGTTGGCCTAGCGTCTTGAGCGGCGAGCTAGGTGCGGTGGCGCGTGCCGAACCGACGCTGGTCGGCAGTTGCGTGCCGGGAGGAAGTTTCAAACCCTCACCCGTCGGCACCCCGGCGCTGGTGACGCCTTGCGTGGCCAAGTCGCTAGCTTGCGCCAGCGGAGACTGAGCAGGTACGCGCAGTTCCGAGCCGGTAATTCCTTCTGCGTTGGCGGGTATTGTGGTGGCGGGGCTGAGACTGTAGTCCGCTGAGCCACCCGCAGGCGCACTGCGCATGGACTCCACCGCCGCCTGCGAGGGCCTGAGTCCCGGGCCCGCCGGCCGGTACATTGCCCCAGCGGCCAAGCCAGACAGCGCTCCGCCGGCCAGCGCCTCCTTGGGCGAGTAGCCCGCGGTGAGCATGTTGCCCGCCATGCGGCCGCCGGCGCCGATGCCGGCACCCACCGCGCCTTCGCCCACGCCCTGCGCCAGTTGCCCCAGCCCGGCACCCGCAGCCCCGGTGAGCGCCCCTTTGACAAAGCCCTGGCCGGTCAGCGCGCCGGCGGCCCCGCCGACCAGCGCCCCGCCCAGCACCTGCTGTCCCGTCTGGCCGAGCCCGAGGCCCAAGGCCTCGCTGGCGCTGGAGCCCACCGCACCACCCAGCCCGCCACCCAACCCGCCGAGCACCGCGCCTTGCAGCACGTTGCCTCCGGTCAGGCCGGCGGTGACGCCACCAATGACCGCCTGACCGAGGACCGCTGCGGTGGTGCCGGCTGCGCCCAGCGCGGTGCCGATGGCGGCGCCCAATCCAGGCACGACAAAGTTCAAGGCGATGGGCAGCACCGCGGCGAACAACTTCTTCAGGCTGAAGTACTGCGGCAGCCCGGTGTCGGGGTTTACAGTGCCCGCGCCGCCGCGCGCCTTGAGCAGTGCGGCCTCTTCGGGGCTGATGTGCGCCAGCATGGTATCGCCCAGACGCCCCCGGCTGGCCAGTGTGCGCATGCTCGCCAGTCCGCCACGGCGCATCGCCACCTGCTCGGGCGAGGGGCGCTCGCGCAGTTTGTACAGCACCACCAGCACCGCCATCAGCACCTGCGCGTCAAACCGCTCGGGCAGGTCGCCGGGCTCCACCATGTCGTCCCGCACCGCAGCGGCGCGAATCTCAGGGTAAGCCTTGGGCTGCTGGAGCGCAAACTCCAGCATGCTGATCAGCTCCTCTACCTGCTCCGGGGCGACGTCGGCGAGTTCGTCCTGCACCGCGTTCAGCGCGGGGGCAAACTGCTCGTCCTGGCTGGCCGCTCGGGTAACTTGCAAAATGTCCATGGTGTGGTGCCTCTCTCAGGCCAACATCTGAATGAACCGCTCGGCCCATTCGCGCCAGTCGGTGAATTGGTACGGGTTGGGGAAGTTCCGCCCCAGCGTGGTGTTGTTGAAGAACTGCACCGCCCAGTCTTGCCACTTGGACTCGTCCATCAACTTGCCGAACGCGCCATAGTTGTCCAGGTCCAGCACGATCTGGTCGGCCCAGTCGCGCAGCGCCATGCCGGTGGGGCGGGTGACGGTGGTCATCCGAGCACCGTCCCGTCCGCAGGTCCAATGTGGCCGATGATCTGCCCCATCTGGTAGTCGCCGCCCACCTCAAAGCTCTCAAACCGCACACGCAGCTCGCGCCGCTGCTGCTTGAGCATGACAATTTGCTCGTAGGGTTGCGTCGCACTGGCCGGGAACGTCACGGCCGAGCTCACCACCTCAGGCGCGCGAGCGTTGGCCCGGCCCGTAATGCGCACACTCATCGCGCCGGACTGCACAAAGTCGGGCTCGATTGAGGTGATGCGCAGCGCGGCGTCTGCCCCCTGCGGCAGCGAGGACAAGTCGGCCGTTTCAAAGTACGACTGCACAGGCTCAATGCGCTGGCCGTCGATCTGGTCAGCGCCCTGCTCGTGAATCCAAACCCGGTAGCCGTCCGGCGTGGGCACCGCATCGGTGAGCAGCGGCGCTGCAAAGCCGTTGTTAAAGGTGCCCGCCGAGCGGAACGAGGCCGGCAGCGCAGTGTCGTACCACGTGTTCTCGCGCACGTTGTAGATGACCGCGTGCGTGCACTCCGAGGCATCGCCCCGCGGGTAGCACCACCAGATTTCACCGTAGCGCGGCACCTTGAATGCAAACACCTTGCTGTGCTGGTTCGGGTTCAGCCCGTCGTAGAAGTAGTTCAAGTTCAACGAGTTGGGCACGTCGCGCACCACCCCGTTGAACATGAGGAAGCGGTCCACCCCGGCCCAGTAGAACACCCCGTCGTAGTCCACTACGCAGTCGGCTGACAGAATAGACGTGTCAGTAGCAATGACGTCGTACTGGAAGACGGTGGGGCTGCCGGTGAACGTGGCGCGCAGCACCGCATCCCACGCCCAAAACAACCCCGCCGGGGCCGAGCCCGCCCCCGCCCGCAGCGGCATGCCCTTGATGATCTTCTGCCCCCAGGGGCGGGAAATACCGCTACCCACGCCAGACAGGTCGGTCGGGTCGCCGGGCACCGAGTGGCCGATGACGCCCGCCGTGCCGTAGTAGAACAGGTACGGGTGCAGCACCACGATGCCGCCCGTGGCGTTGGCGCCGGCGGGCAGCGTGATAGCGCTCAGGGCGGCGGTGCCCAGCACGTCGCCAATGTAGATTTCGCCTCCCACGTCATTGCACGCGCAGGAGCCGTTGGGCGCTACATGGGCGATGATGGAGTTGTCGGTCGACGAACTGTCGTACATGTACTGGAACATCCAGCGGTTCTCGGCCGAGGCGGTGAGCCCGGCCGGCGTGCGATCGCTGACGATGGACGAGTTCTTGCTCGCATCAATGGTGAACCGCTCCAGCAGCGTGGCGCTGCCCGAGTGGCAGTACTGTAGGCGCTGCTGCGTGAACGTGGTGAACCCGCGGCTGATCTCGGTCAGGTACTTGCTGATTGAGCGGTAGCCGCCGATCTTGCGAGGCAGCCCGCGCTGAAACCGCACCCACTGCCCGTCAACGTAGAAGTCGCCGTCGTACTTGGTGCCGTCGCGCTTGATGCCCGGCTGCGACCGCAGCACGGTGGGGGTGGTGGCTTCGCCTGCTGCCATGATCGCCTAGTCAGAACGCGCCGCCCTGCACCACGCCGGCCGGAGCCACGCCCAGCGCGGCGTAAGCGGCCGACTGCGAGGCCGCCGTAAACAGCGCGTCGCCCGTCGCGGTGGCGCCCAGGTTGATTCGAGCAGCCGAGGCGGTGGTAGCGCCGGTGCCGCCCTGCGACACCGTGAGCGGCAGCGAGATGCCCGCGGTGTTGCCGTTGAGCACGTCTGTGCCGTCGCAGAACAGGATGGCCCGCTCACCCTGCGCCACAATGACACCCGTGCCCGCTGCGGTCTTCACCTCCAGCGTGTAAGCGCCGGTGGTGTCGTTGCCCACCCAGTACTGCTGCACCGTAGCGGGCACCACCACGTCGCGGTTGCCAGTCAGCACGCCCGTGAACGAATAGGCGATGCGGTTCAACTCAGCCCCGGCCAGCGTGTAGGTGCCCGTGCCCGCCACGTCAATGGACGTGTAGTCGAACGCGAACACCGCGTCCTGGCCAAAGCCGATAGTGTAGTACGCGGCGCCGTCGGTGGCGATGATGGCCGAGTCGCCTGGCTGAAAACTCTTGGACGACAACCCGTCAATCAGAATTCCGCCCGCGGGGTCCGCCACAATCGCGCCCGAACCCTCATTGCGCAGGTACAAGAACCAGTTGTCGCCCACCGTGGGCGCCGAGGGCAAGGTGAGCGTGCCGCCCGCGCCGCCCCAAACAAACAGTTTGGCCCGGTCGCTGACGCCGGCGGTGTAGTTGCTGTTGAAGTTGTTCACCGGCACCGACTGCGACAGCGCAGTGCCCACCGCCACAATGCCCGTGCCGGCCAGCGAGCTGGCGTCCACGGTGGAGGCGCCCACCCCGTACTGCAGCGCCCGCCAGGTGCCCGCCGGGTTGGCGTTGCCCGCGAGGTACACCTGCCACTGCACCCCCGGGGCGATGACCGCTACCTGTGTGCCGACGCTGTTGCGCACCGTGAAGCTGTCGCCACCCCGGTTGTTGAACAGTATCGTCTGCCCCGGAGCTGCCTTGTCCGCCTCGGGCAGGTAGATGCTCAGCCCGGCCGCAGCCGGGGTGATGTCCATGATCTTGGCGGCTAGATTGTTGCTAGCGGAGGTCTCCTCCGGCCAGCTGAGCGTGATGTCGGCGCTGAGCGCCACCGCGAGGTAGCTGACCTCGCTGGGGTAGATGTTGGCGCCGCCAAAGACGTCGGTGTAGCTCATGGTGTCAGTTCTCGCTGCGAGTGGCGGTGCGGTCGGTAATGCGCTTCAGGTCTTCGCCGGAGAGCGCCTGCGCCGCCCGGTCAAACATCGCCTGCCACGTGCCGATGCGTTGATCGTTCTTGAGGAACGGCTGCGCCTCAAGCAGCGTGCCGTACAGCAGCAGGTCAGGCGCGTACCCGGTGAGCCAGTTGTCCTGGTACTCGTCGTCAAGGAACCGGGGCTGCTCGTAGTACAGGATCTCCAGCGTGCTGGCGGCCACAGGCGTAGGCGCGAGCAGCCAGTGCTGGTAGTCGTAGTCGGCGTAGAACTCCGGCGCCGCGGTGGC